GTACCCAAGCCACTCCCAATATTTTGGAAGTGGGGGTGGTTAGTTTTATTTTTTCTACTCTGACACCTAACATTTAATACATTGATTTTCAAACTTCTTATAAGCATCAAGATAAAGTTCTTGTTTATCTCCGTTATAAGTTAGTTCATAGTACATACCATCGTGTAACACTGTGCTTACTAATGCCTTGTTATTCTGCAATGTCTTACATTGCCACACAATATAAACATCATCTTCATCAATTTGTTCATTATCGGTTATATCTAAATGTTTATTGGCATAGTCCCTTACTGTCTTAATACATAACTCTTCGAATTGTTTATTACTCATTGTTTATCTCCTCTTGTTTTATAAAGACAATGCTGTCGGCTATGAGTACAAAGGTAAAAACTCATAGCCTGAATGATTGTCTTTTCTGCTGTGTTTCTTTTAGGTCTAACCTACTGCTTAAAAAGACCTGCAACTTTATTATATCATTAGTGTCATATCGCAACATTAAAGTTGCAACTAATCCATATATTTGTCAAAGTATGATTGAATATAAGCCTCATATTGCCCTATATTTCGCCCATTAGGATTGTCATATAATCTTTGTAGGCACACATCTTTTGGTGTATCAATATGTATAAGTTCCGCACCCAACTCCGTTGCTAACCTCTTTCTCGACATTGGCATTGGCTCAGTTGATATTACCCAAGCATTCTGCCAACTTCCACTCCTCATCTTTATCTGCTCTAACAAACTATTCCTTAATGCAAATACAACATCTTTTAATGTATCAGGCTTAACATACTTCGGCGGTCCGCTTACCGCCATCCATATATCATCTAAGTCTAATACACAATCGCCATCTTCCATATTCTCTTTAACAAATGTACTCTTCCCACTACATACCGCACCGTGAACTATGTATACTTTCCTTTGTGCTTTCGATATACATCCGCCTTGAAAACGATCGTGAATCTGATTGTGGCATTTAAAGTGAACTATCGCTATATTCTCAGGATTAAGTGAAATGTTATAATCATTAAAATTATCTTGTGTTAGTTCTTTTTTATGGTGGAATATCATAGCATTAGCATTTTCATTACTTTGTGGATTAAACTCTTTTATAATTGGCTTTCCGCAATGCTCACAATATACAGTGCCATCTTCTTTCACCCTCTCTTGTAAAACTTGATACTTGCATAATTTCCAATCATCACTTGTATAAAAAGAATGTAAATCGTTCCACTTCATTTAACCACCACCTAAAAGCCTGTATTATTTATTCTCATCAAATTATCAATTAAATCGTGGTTTTCAATAACTTGTGATATTTTGACATAGTCACCATTCGTTTCGTGTGTATATTGCCAATATGATTTAGACCATATCATATTACTTCTTGAAAATCCATAAGCAATAATATCAGAACTTGTGTAAGTTCCAGCGGTGTTATACCAAACTAATTTATATGCATTACCTTCTTGTAAAAACTTAATATAGTAAGAACTTTCGCTCTCTTCTTCTTGCAATAACAAGTTTCCTAATGGTACATCACTAAAATCAGTTTTAGATGTATTAAAGAATAAACATTCGCCATTTCCAATTACTCGGTTATTCCTTACTTGCCAATATTCTTCCGTTGAACTTGAACCGCTTGTATCATCTGTAGCATTTAATACTCTTTTCCAGTCGTTCCATCCATTATCGCCTCTTGACCTAAAATACATTTTATTGGTACTCTCAGTAATTGCAATCTGACTTCCCCATATCTTCGTTTTATTATTAGCAGTTGCTATAATTGAATAAATATAATAATATGGTTCATTTATATCTGGTCTATATTGAGTGTTTTCATAACAATCCCAAAGATAAAAGCCTGTAACAGTATCATCTATTGCACTACCATATACTTGATTATTAAGTGTATCTTCAGTAAGTCTTAATGGAAGTTCTAAATGCTCATCTATATCACTTATTACATATGCCTCATTGTCTGCCAATTGGTTGTTTTCTTTTAGTTCTTTAAACTTGGATAATGGCAATTTTACAATTACACCATCGTTTCTTGTTTGAAAAGCCATATTCACCTACCTTAATCAGTAGTCCAAATCTTTAATACCGCACCTGTTGGCTTGTCTGTTAAATCGTTATAACTTCCGCTTGTTGCTACTGTTGACAAATCGCTTGTATTTGCTTTTGTTGAAAGTGTATTTTCTGCATTTGTAACTCTTGTTGTCAATGCTGTAACATCACTTGCATTTGCCTTAGTGCCTATCGCACTATTCAATGCCTCAACTACTGTTGCATTGTTTTGAATTGCTGTTGCAACCTCTCCTAATGTGTCTAATGTTTCAGGTGCAGAATTTACTAAATCTGCCACCTTTGTATCTACATAAGTTGTAGTCGCTTTGTCTGAAACCGCATTTTGAACAAAAGTTTCACTCGCCAATCCCTCAATACTTGGAATAGTTGGTTTATCAGTCAAATCATTGTATGAACCGCTAAACAAAGTAGGCTTGCCAGTGATTTCATCATAGGTATAAGTAGGCTTAGTTTCTGCCTTTGCCCATGCTGGTACTGTTGGGTCGGTTTCGTTTTCAATTGCTCCTAAACTAGAACAAGTAATATCAACCACCTTGTCAGTGATTGCTTGTTCTACTCCATTTACCTTAATCGTTTCAATTTTGTTTACCTGTGCCCCATCTTCAATACTAATCAGTTTATGTTGCACTGGAACTGTAACATCTTTGTCAATCCATACTTGTTCTTCAATCATTGTGTCGGTTATTTGACCACTAGCCACCTTTCCGTTGTATTCTGCTAAACTGATTTTGTTAATTGTAGGATCTGTTATGCTCCTTACTGCCATAAATTTTTACCTCCTTTCTTTATGACTTTGTATATACCACACCATCTATGGTGATAGTACCATCGCTATATTTCCCTGATTTAAAATCTCCGCCATCAAAAGTGAAATTTACCCAATATTCATTATTAGTATATTCAACTTGATATGTCCCATTTGTATTAGCACTATTTAATGTTCTTACAAATGTTCTATTATTCTTTAATGTGTAAATATCTGACCAATCACTTGTTGCATACGCACCATAAATAAATTGATATTCATATCCATCATAAGTTCCTAATATGACAAGTTTATTGTTAATTATTTCACATAAATATTTAGTATATTTACCATATTCATAATTTAAAGGTTGCTCTACTCCATTAATAGTTACTTTCGGTGTTCTATCTACTGAACTAAACTCAAATGAATATTTCTTTAATTCCGTTGTTATTGGCTCAGACAAAGTTATTGTTAAACTATTTGTTATTCCGCTTATTACATAGTGTTTATTCGGCTCAATAGTTACATCTGAACCGCTTACCTCAACTACTGGTATTGTAGAACCTCCACCAGTTCCTATATTATCAATTTGGTTTTGTAAATCTGCTAAAATATCAGGGCTACTTGCTGGTATCTCTTCCATAGCATTAATCGAACTTAATATTGTAAAATCAAACTTATTTGACTTCCAAACCAACTCCTCACTATTCTTTGCTATTACTTGACAAATTAATTTACCAACATCGGTCAATTGATTTGTTATGTCATAATTAAGATAATTTCCGTTCGCTTCTAACTTTTCTGATACGAACTTTTCACCGCTTGGCTTTTCAAATTCTATGTATAACCATTTATCTATAATTGAATCGGGTAATGTAACCTGTAACCTCTCACTAAGGTTTTCACCATCCATAGCAAGAATTTGTATATCTTTCTTTACTCCACCCCTTTCATCAATAGTTATAGGAATTATATTTATCATATCCCCTCCTTATATATCAACCTCGGGTTTACTTTCTTCTTCTTCAATAATGGTTTCGCTTTCCGTGTATGTGTATTTGTTTGGTACATCTACGGCTTCGGTATACTCAACGCCCGTTTCGTTTTGAATAATATACTTAGCGTTATCGCTATAAGTCTTAACTAACTTTCTACCATTAATAATTAAATTTTCTTGAACTATCATATTACACCCCCACCATATAATCGGCATAAGTCGCCCAATTTGTTGCCGTTTTCCAATTTTCTAAAAGGGCATTTGGAACTTTGATTATGCAATTTGTATTAATTCCATTAAAAGCCTTTGTATTAGCAAGTGTAGGAATTGTTGTAAAAGTTGAGAAGTCGTATTGTCGCACTGGATAGCACTCACTAAAAGCACTACTACCTATACTAGTAACACTGCTAGGTATTGTTATACTTGTAAGTGACCTGCAACCAAAAAAAACGTTATTTCCTATACTAGTAACCCCGTCTGGTATTGTTATGTTTGTGAGTGCACAGCAATATTGAAAAGCATTATCTCCTATACTAGTAACATTGCTAGGTATTGTTATGTTTGCAAGTGAATAGCAACTACTAAAAGCACTACTACCTATACTAGTAACACTGCTAGGTATTGTTATGTTTGCAAGTGAATAGCAACTACTAAAAGCTCTACTACCTATACTAGTAACCCCGTCTGGTATTGTTATGTTTGTGAGTGCACAGCAATATTGAAAAGCATTATCTCCTATACTAGTAACCCCGTTTGGTATTGTTATACTCCCCAGAGAATAACAATAATTAAAAACATCCTTGCCCATACTAATAACATTGTTTGGTATTGTCACACTTGTGAGCGAATAGCAATATTGAAAAGCATTATCTCCTATACTAGTAACCCCGTTTGGTATTGTTATACTCCCCAGAGAATAACAATAATTAAAAACATCCTTGCCCATACTAATAACATTGTTTGGTATTGTCACACTTGTGAGCGAATAGCAATATTGAAAAGCATTATCTCCTATACTAGTAACCCCGTTTGGTATTGTTATACTTTTGAGTGAATAGCAATATTGAAAAGTATAATTACCTATATTTGTGACACTATTTGGTATGGTTATATATTTTAGCGAATTACACTCATAAAAAACATGAGCGTCAAATGTTGTTATAGTTTCGGCAAGTCTAACCGCTGTAAGGATATAGCCTTTATTACTTGTGGAACTACTTTGGTTTAAAATATATTGTAATAGTTTCGTAAGTCCTGCAATCTTAATTGTATAGTTTCCCAACGCTGTGTACGTGTGTGTATTTGTAGTGCCAATAGTTCCGTCACCCCAATCAATATCCCCGTGGCTCCACAAATTTAACGAAACTGTTAGCCCCGACTTATTAGTTAGGGTAATATCTAATTCAGTCAACCCACTCGTGGTTTTATAAGTCGCACCAACCGTAATATCGCTATTTTCAACCGTAATAGTGTTATTTGTGATTGTTACTGGACTGCTCCATTCTTGAAAAGTTAAACCTTCATGTGTTGGTGGATCAGGTAGTGTAAAGGTGTCACCAGTGTTTAAGTTTGCACTTTTTAAAACTGTGCCGTCATAGTCTATTACTTGTACTAAGTATTGACCTGTGGTTGATCCACCACCGCCACCACCTTCTTCAATTGTTACATTAGCGGAAAATAATATTTTATTTCCATTTATATATGCCATGTGTTCCTCCTATTCTATTATTTCAAAGATTTTCTTCAAGGTTAAAGTATTACCATCTCCAAACCTTAAATCTGTCTCCTTTATAAGTTAGATTTATATTGCACTTTTGATATGCTTAAAATTCTTACTCCTGAATCATAATCCCTATCACTGCCTATTGAAATAGAACCACCACATGTAATACTTGTATAATCATATGTTTTTAATTCTAAATATTGCCCACCTAATAAATGCACTTGAAATATTGGAGTAGTGAAGGAATTTCCGCTTCTCGCCACCTGAACCATAATTCTCATTGGTCTATTACTGGTGACAGAATAAACAAACTCAACCTCTAATGTGTCTTGTTGTTGTAATGTAATGTCATTTAATTGAATAGTTGTTTCAGTAGATTTAGGACATAATTGATTACCAACCCAAATCGGTTTTTTTACATAAATAATTTCTTCACCTATCCTAAATTGTTTATCGGTATCTTCGGTAATCTGAACCATTGTGCCATCATTCTTCTTAACTGAAACTGGTGATGTGCCATCTAATATTTTAGCAATATCATTGGTGTTTTTATTAACTGCATCTATAATCTCTTGCTTTGTTGTATCATCGCTTATAATTGCAAATAGGTTGGTTTTGTCGCCAGTATAAGCATCATACTCGGCTTGTGTCCCAACCCATATTTTTAATGATTTGTTATGATTTTGCTCAACAATAGAATTAACAGCAGATATTTGTGTAGAACTATCAATATTGCCATCTACAATTAAATCAGATGGTAATGCATTGTTTTCTATTACATACTCCAATAGTCCAACAATTTGTTCCGCTGTAAATGTTTGATATTTACAATGGTCATCACAATAACAATAATATGTTTTTACTACTTCACTCATTCATTCTCTCCTCTTAACTCTTTTAAAAGTTTCTTGCCATCTTCAATGTCATCAAGATTAATCCACTTTTCTTTTAATTTAGTAATTGCCTCTACTTCGTTGGCTTGTTTCTTCAATTCATATAGTTGTGGATCGTTAGTCCATTCGTTTTTCTTATCCCAATGTTTCAATAATACTAAGCCAGCAGAAACATCAGGTGGATAATACTTTTTGTTATCTTCTTTGTAAATGAACTCGGCTTGGTTGTCGTCCGCACCTCTTGGCTTTCTCCAATAAGTCTTTGTATCCGTTTCAAAATATCCTAGTGCCTTTTTATATAATGCATTTTGTATTTGTTCGCACTGTATCTCCCTAGTGCTGTTGGCAATCTCCGACAATTCCGTTTTTTCTGCCTTGTATTTGTAGTAACTTGATGAACTAACACCCAATTTTTTAATAATGTCGCTTTCTAATGCACCATCTTTGTACCATTTTTTTATATTCTCTAAATTAGGCTCAATGGTTGTAGTCCACACATCTTTTCTACCTGCATTAGATTTGTTGTTACTTCCCTTTGTTTTGGAAGTGTATTTCTTGGTTGCCATCCTCACCACCCTCTACTTCCATATATTACGCATACTTTATACACCCAGTTTTTAACAATGTATACTTTTTGTGATACTTTTATATAAAATTTTTTATAATTTTTAACAATTATAAGCCTCTATACCGCACATACTCCCTTAATTCTCGCTTTAATCTATTGCGGTATTTGATTAAATCATTCTTTCGTTTCTTTGACCTTGTGTTCTTAATATCTCGCTCAACCTTATCTAATTTGTTAATATGCTCCGTTAATGCTTTCATTCCGCACCCTCGCTTTCTAAATTAATCAACTTTGCTTTTTGTCCTGTCAGTTGTTCATATCTTTTAATAATTACATCGCAATACTTAGGATCAATTTCATTTGTATAACAAACTCGGTCTAATTCTTCACAAGCCAATAAGGTTGAACCGCTACCACCAAATAAATCTAAAACAATCTCGCCTTGCTTTGTGCTATTCTTCACTTGTTTTTTCATAAGTCTTACTGGTTTCATCGTTGGGTGGTCGGCACTCTTTAATGGCTTATCTTCAAACATAATCGTACTAGGTTCTAATAACTCATTAATAAACTCTCGTAATTCTTCCGCTGTCATTAAATCTAACTCAACCGAATTGTTAATAACTGTTTGTTGTTTTCGGTTCTTAACAAAATAATGCCCTGCCCCGCTTTTCCAACCATACAAGCAAGGTTCGTGTTTCCACTGGTAATCTTGTCTACCAAGTGTGATTGTGTTCTTAACCCATATTAAACATTGCTTTACTTCCCAGCCAACAAACTCGCAAGCCTTTCTAAAAGTTAGTCCAGTTGTTTCTGCATGCCAAATATAAAATGCCCCTCCTTCTTTTAAGTTCATATCCGCTGTTACCATTACATCTTTTAAAAACTCATAAAATTGTAAGTCGCTCATATTATCATTTTGAATTGTCTTGCCTTCTGCATTAGAAACATTCACATTGTATGGCGGATCGGTTAACAACAAGTCCGCTTTCTTTCCATTCATTAACTTGGATATGTCTTTTGTGCTATCTCCACAATATAAGCGGTGGTTTCCTAATTGCCATAAATCACCTTGCTTGGTTACTGGTTCTTCTATTTCTTCTATTGCTTCATCAATATCAAAATCATCAACATCTGCTGGTTCTTCCATAAAGTCAGGTAAAAAGTCAAAACCAAATTCCTGCATATCAAAAGATTGTAAAGTGGCAAGTTCGCTTTCTAACATCTCTAAGTTAAAATCACTATTCATTGTCAATTTGTTGTGAATAAGTCGGTATGCCTTTTGTTGCTCATCGGTTAAGTGTCCTAACTTAATTACTTCAACTTCTTTATAGCCCAATTCTTTTAGTGCTATAAAACGACCATGTCCCTCAATGATTACATTATCTTTATCAATCGCTATTGGGTCATTATTGCCATAATCCTGAATGGACTTCTTGATTTGTTCTATTTGCTCTTTTGGGTGTTCCTTTGCATTGTTGCTATATGGTGTAATATCTTCTATGCTCATTAATTCGATTTTCAAATATACTCACCCTTTCTACTTTACTAATCCTTTTACAATCGCTTGTGCCACTCTAAATACTCCAAGTTTTTTGTATAAATCATAGTCTAATTGCCCATCGACAAAACATACCTCAATTAAAATGGCAGTCATTGTAGTATGTTTAATTACATATAATCCGCTCCCATCTTTAACCCCACGATTTACAAAACCAAGATTATGAAGTTCTTCACATACATTTACTGCTTGTTTTACTTTTTCGCCTTTCCAAGTGTATGCCTCACAGCCTTTTCCACCACCACTATTTAAGTGAATTAATATAAATAAATCACCACCGCTGTTATTCGCTTTTTTAACTACTTGTTTTAAATATTCAGTTTGACTTGATGCCTTATCTACCGTTGCATTGATTACTGTATGCCCTTTGGTTTTTAATAAAGAACTAACATACCGAATAATATTTCTAGTTTCTTCGCTTTCATTTAATAAACCAACTGCTCCACTTCCAGCACCATTTTTTGTATGCCCAGCATTTATGATGACCTTCATACTACCACCCTTTCTTATTAAAAAAGAGATAACCCAGTTTATGAGTTACCCCTTTTATTTCGTTGTCAAGGCTTACCAACCAAATAACAACAATGTTTCGAATAGTCCCATAGTTGCGAACTATATTATTATAATAACATATTTTAGTTTCAATGTGTCACAAAATAAAACAATTTAATAATAAAAAAAGACAGGTGTTTTATTCCTGTCCTCCTTTCTGTATTATTTCAATCTTTATCCCCATTCTATCAATAATGTTTGCTTGTCCTTTTAAATAATTATTTAATGTCCCACTTGATACACACAAGTCTTTTGCGATTTGTTTTTTATTGTCATAGTCTTTTGTTATAAAATCACTTGTTAAACGATAGAACTTTTTTTGAGCGGATTTCTTTTCATGTGCTTTATTATAGCCAAGTTGTTTTGCTAACTTATAGAAGGTTGATTTATTCATATGCAAGGTGTTTAATGCGTCTTTAAGTGAGATGTTGTTTTCTTGCCAGTCTTTTGCAACTGTGTGAAAATTAGTCGGGATTTCTAGTCTTGGTCTGCCCATATGAATGCCCTTTTCTTTTGCAATTTTTATTCCTTCGGCTTGCCTTTGTTTAATATTGTTTCTTTCAGTTTCAGCAACATATGATAATATTTGCAAAACAATATCACTAATAAATTTGCCTGTTAATCCTTTTTCTTTATCTCTCGTATCAAGCAATGGCATATCTAACACAACTATATCTGCTCCAATATCCTTTGTTATCTTTCGCCATTCATCTATTATCATATCGTAATTTCTGCCTAGCCTATCAATGGACTTAATAACCAAAATATCACCAGCAGACAAATTACTAAGCATTTTTATGTAACTAACTCTTTCAAAGTTTTTACCACTCATTTTATCAGAGTAAATCTTTTCAACTCCAAACTTAGTAAAAGCATCTACTTGTCTATCAAGATTTTGATCCGTTGTTGAAACCCTTGCATATCCAACAATCAATCTATTCCTGTCCTCCTTTCTCTATATAGTTATTGTTCTATTTTATAATTTTCCAAATCTATCATAATTTCGTTTTCTAGCATCTTTTAAGTATTTAATAACTTTCGGCAAGTCCTCTTTTTTAATATTTTTTAAAATCACACCTCTACTTGCCCCTTTTCGTGGATGAATAACCCACATTTGTAATCTCAAAGTTGCTTTGTCGCTATCATAAATATAACCTTCTACACAACCATTATTATTACAATAACCATATACACCCAAACTCTTTGCCCTTGTTTCTACACATATCCAGCGATTAATTGCACAGTGAATATGCCTTTCTTTTTGTAATTTATTTACTTCATCTGCTGTTGGTTTATGTTTAAAGTCACAATGCAATCTTCCAGCATCCCATAAAGTATCAATCTCTTTTTGATTGATTTTATCACACCATCTTTTACCTGTTTCTTCAAAATCATACCAACTTCTATCCAATTCCCTTGTTTCAGCATTTAAACCAGTGCCTTTACAAATAGGACATTCATGATTTTCTCTAATTATTTCAAAATAAAAATTTACAACTTCATTTAAGTCATCAAGTTCCCATAGATCATCTACACTTTCTATCTCAACAGGACTTGCCCATTGCGAACTATCATCAGTCATATAATCTTCATAATTACCCCACCATACATATTCAGGATTTAATTTAAGGCAATCAATTTGCCATTTTTCAGCATTTAACTTTTCCAAATCTTTCACATCATATTTATCGTTTTTATCAAACTTTCTCATAGTTCTTAGTTTCTTCCCTTATTTTTTTCTTTTTGCTTTTGCAACCAATTTAATATCTCATCTCTTGTCATTGTAAAGTCACCTGAGAATTCCACTAAACCCAATGCCAATTCATTATACACTTTCTTTCGTTCTTCTGCTCTTATCTTTTGATCGTGTTTTTCTATGTCTTTCAAAGCATAATAACTTGTAACTTCGTTCGTTTCAACATTTTGTAATGCAACACAATCCATATCTTCCTTATTGCCAATATCTAAACCTATTCTATAATCAGCCATTATCTACCTCCAATAAATCTCTATTATCATAAATATTGCCTATAACCTCTATTTTACTTGTTAGGCTTTCTGATAATCTCATCAGAAAAGCACTACCACACAACATTTCTTTGTCGGTTGATTGTAATACAAATTGACCATCGCAAAACTCAACATAACAAGTTTCTTCAACACTTAAATATAACTTAACTATGTCACCTTCAAATATTCTTGTGCCATACTTGTCTTTCTGCCCTGAATATTCGCCTATCGTTTCTTTTTTACAAAAGTAAAGTATTCCATCACCATTATCTATTTTGTAGCATTTATCTCTATTGCTATAAAAACCATAACCATATACAAATTCATTAGAATGTGTGTGCTTTGCTCTAAAAAGTATCTCTCTCATTTATCAACTCCTTATTATCAAAAATGTTCCCTACAACTACATAACCGCTCGCTCTATATGTAAATAGTTTGGACTTTCTTTTATATCTGCCATTGTTATATACCTTTAAAGCCCACATACCGTTTACACGATCCCATTGAACTATTGCTTGGTCTTTTCTCACCCACCAAGTTCCGCCACCTATTTCACATTGCTTTTCATAACAATCTTTCCAATATGGTTTAATCTCGCTTGTTATACAATTTACATTTGTCTCAAACTCAACTATATCTCCCTCATAAACCTTTACATTATCTTTCGTTATGTAGCCAGTAAATTGTCCTACTGTTTCAGGCACAACCATAGTTCCAATATCATCACCATATTCATCGGTGTAATTGATATAATAACTATCATCATCTTTATAGTGTGCAAGTGAACCAAACAACCACTTCCCACTATCTATTTCTTGCCCCCTAAATTCTATTTCCCTCATATATCACTCCTTTATGCCAAATTTGGCTTTTAAATCTTGATATAACTTTTCTATCAAATCAACTGGAACATAACTATAAACTGAACCATCAAAATACTGGTCATATTCATCGGTGTCTAAATATTCTTTGACATCGGCAAACCCTTTTACAGTGCATAAAGCAAATTCCATTTTTGTATACTTGTCATAAGATAAGGTTTGTCTTGGAATACAATAATGTGCAGAACTACCCTGAATAGATAAAACTAAACCATTTTTAAATTCTATTCCTTTACTTCTTTGTGGTAAGTCAAATTCTGTTAAACCACAACAAAAATATGCTTCTCGCATTAGTTCTGTATCGTATTCATTCTTTAAATGCTTTAAAAATTCCATATATCGCTCCTTATTAAATTAAAATTCCGTTTAAATGATCGCATTCATGTTGAATAATCTCAGCAATAAAGCCACTAAAAACTTCTAGTTTTGTTTTTTTATTTTGTGTGGTGTACCCAACCTTTATTGTTTTGTGTCTGCAAACTTCTCTTTCTCCATCAAGACTTAAACACCCCTCGGTTGTTGTATATTTTTCTCGGCTTTTTTGTAGAATTATAGGATTTATAAAAGGAATAAATCTATCTCCAAATCTCACTAATATTACTCTTTTAGGTGTGCCAATTTGAATACAAGCAAGACCAACACACCTTTCTTTATGATATTCAGCAGTATCAATCATATCTTGAATTAGATATTCATCTTTACCAAATTCAAATTTTTCACTCTTTTGTTGCAACACTTTTATATCTTTAACTATTTCCTTAATCATTGTCACTCCTATAACTTTAAATCTTCTGGTCTAGTTGCCTTTGAATGCAACTCATCACCATATCTAACAAATACATAAGTATCATTGACACTTGTTATTACACCAACTTCTTTTTGATTATCTGAACAACCCTCAAATGGTGTATACACAACATATCTTCCTATATTCTTTCTTGCTTCTTCTAATGTCATAATTGCTCCTTACTTGTATTCGATTTTCCCCAACCAACCACTGTCTTTCCTGCTAGATGTTCCGCTGTTTTCTTTAAAAATTTTATATCTTCTTCTTCAAGGTTATCTTCATATTTACCAACAATAAACATTAATTTAAGTCCCTCTTCGACATTTTTATAATCCGTTGGTATAAAACCAAAAAATGGTTTTATATCATTATCTATTTTTTTATTTTTCATAAATCACTCCTTTACTTTCGATTTAAAATTATATTTGCTTGATTAACTAATTTTGCAAACCACTTATCAATGAATCTTATAAACTTTGAGTTTGTTTTATATTCGCCATATCTCTTTAACTTAGTAAGACAATGAGTGCCATAAACTCCCCAAGCCCTGCCTTGCCTAATATATGAATTGGTTTTATCTTTAAAGTCAAAATGGATTATCTGCAAATCATCATATTGATAACTTGGCTCAATTCCAAATGTAAAACCATTTTTGTCTAAGTGAAAATCAAAGCCACCATAGTTTTCTATTGTTTTAAAATTCAAAGTAGCATCTTCCAAAAAACTATCCCAAAATTCACTTTTTTCTAATTGTATGTTATTGTCTAACTCAACTGGTTCAGAATTTCCCAAACCTGTTAAATTTGCTATTCTATGCCTCATCTATTCCCCCTTTAACCTTTTAACTTCTTCTTCACTTATTCGGTATTGATTGCCTATCCTTGTAGCCTTAATCTTTCCGTTCTTAATTAAAGTTCGTACCGTTCTTTCACATACACTTAATTCTTTTGCTACTTGCTTTATATCTAACATTTATTCCTCCTTACCTTTCAATTCTTCGTTTACTTCTTCAAGTGTTCTTTTTAGATCTTCTTTTTCAATTTTTAATGTATCAATTTCCGCTCTAAGCCAAATATTCTCTGCTTCGTATATTTGTCTCATTACTTCTGACCTTAATTCATTTGACTTGTCTGCATCCTCTATACTTAAATAATGAATTAATGCAACACCTACCCATAATCCAGCACAACCCCAAGCCATAATGTTATTAAATAGACTTGCCCCATTAATGCATACAATAACTATGTTCAATATGTACATGACGATACATGCTACATAACATATAACTACTCTCTTCATTTATTTCTCCTAATCTCCGTATTCCTGTTTTTTATAGTCTTTTATTACTTGTAAATTGTAATCGCTTTCAATAAACTTGATACATAAATCACGATTGATGTTATTACCTAAATATGTATAAATTAGTTCCATATCATCTCTTGTAAAATCAGTTCCCAAAAATTCATTTATCTTACTTCTGATATTGTCTTGGTATTCTTTATTTCTCCCTTTATTTCTGAAGCACATTGATTTAAATGCATCTCTTGAAAACCATTCTAAAACCTTGCATTTTAACTCTAATGGTGAACTTACATTACCAAGTAAAAAATATAAATTTGTACTTGGAACTGCTATAAACTCCTGATCTTCATTTATAAAACTATTTGGAAACAACTCTAATAAGTCAGTTACATCCTCTTTTATATTTTTATTTATATTATTTAAATTTTTATATTCCTCTATAAAACTTAATTGTTTCATATATCACTCCTTCTCTTTTTTTCTATCTGCTTTAATAATTTCTTATGTTGTCTAGTTTCTAATTGCTCCATTGCATCATATAACTCAACTGCATCTGGTATGCATTTAAAATTAGAGTGCTTAAAATATTCGGCATCTACTAACGGCTCTAAAAAGTCTCGCACTGGTTGTGTTATTTTATAAATTTTGCCACGACATTTGTATTGGCTTTTTTCTATCATAATATTTTTTTTTGTCTTTCTTTCTTCCGCTTTCTTTTCAAATTCATAATAAGTATTGGCAAATTCTGCAATTGTTTCATCATCGCAATATGTATTAAAAACATAGTCAATTATATTTTTGATTAATTTTGTTTTAGATGTTTTTTTCATTTACACCTCAATTCCATCAAGATCGATTAAGTCCGCATAGTCTCTAATAATGCTTAATGCTTCTTTATAACTATGTGAATTGTGAACTCTTTCACTTAAATTATTAAAATCATTTATTCTGCGTTGTTTTCTTAGTTCTATTTGAACCATTCCTAATATGTAGAAAATGTTTCCGCTCTGCCCTCGGCTATTAAAATAGATTACTGGTTTCATTCTCCATCTTCCTCACTTAATTCATTGGTTATCTTAGCACCACAATATGGGCAATACCTTACTCTGTCCAAATCCTCTTTATCGTTCCAGCCAAACTCTCTACTACAATTAGAACATTCAAATTCATAATCATATATTGGATATAGGCTTGTTAGTTTTACAAATTCACATTCATTTTTCTTTATGTTCAACTTTTCACAAATATACCTAAGTATCATATTATAATCTTCAATATGCGATATTTCAGCAGGTGTAATAATATTATTATTTTCATCAACTTCTACCATCGCTAATGAAAGCCCATTTTCATCACTTATAAATCCGCCTTCTTCTTTTTCTTTAATATTTCCATCTTTATCACGAATAATATGTCCTATTTTTACAATGCCTCTTGAAATTAATAAATCTCTCATTTCTCACTCCTTATTTTTTTAAATTCCATATAAGTTTTCATATCTAATTCAGTAAACGAATATCCTCTATTTATGTATTGTGCCTTGTTATGCTCTTTGGGGTGTATTCCAAATGGTAATTCAAAGCCCTTTTCAAATACCCATAAATGGTAAACATCCATTACATCAATCTTGTTACTTTCGGCTGGAAATACTTCAACCGCTGTCCTATTTTCACCAAATAGTTCATTCTTTATTTCTTGTTTAATAGCCCAACCTATATCACCTGATCCATTACTGCTTGGATTGTTTCTTGCTATGGTTACATGTTCAACCTTGCCCCATTTTGTATTGAGTAACCTTGACATAACAGTAAAGCCATCATCACTTTCCCAACACCTATCCATTTGTGGCATCCAGTTACCTTTGTATATTCCTAACTTGTCGTGCATTAGTTTAGGTGGGCAACTCTTAATCCATTTTCTACTCATCTATTCCTCTACTTCTTCTAATACATCTTTTACTAATTTTCTATCATCGGCAGTTTCGTAAACATACCATTCGCCATCTTCAAATACATAAAAATATTCACACCAACAATCTTTAAATTTAGCAATAAATTCTTCAATATTTTGAGATGTATCCGCTGGAATCAATTCATCATTTCTATCTCTATGATAAGCAATAGTAACATCCTCTACTGGTCTATCATAAGTATGTACTTCATTCTCATTTGGTTTTACTCTTTGTCCCAAAGAACTTATATCACCTAATGCAAGTAATTCCTCAATCTTTCCCGCTGTATCATAATTTTCTACTAAAACTCTACCCACCCAATCAGGATAACCATCCCAGTGGCAGTAAACCGCCTTGATTTCTCCTTTCTTGTTTTTAATACCTATTGCACTTCTTGTTGCCATTTTTAAATCTCCTTTGTTATTTTCTGATATTATTTTACCATAATATTCCACTAATTGCAATTAAATTACAATAATTTATATGTATATTATGTACAAAAAAACAAGGGCTATTATGCCCTTGCTCTTTCCCTGACTACGAACCCAGTTTCTTTTAGTCTTTCAATATACTCATATCTATTTTTGTGGTTTAGTTCTTCCCTAATTTTTCTCTTGGTAACAAATATTCTATCTCTTCCAACTGCAAAAGTAATTACAGTGTTGTCACTCACATATTTTTCTAGTTTGCCTCTTGAAGTAAATTTTACTAATTTCATTTTAATTTCCCCTTAAATGTTTCACGTGAAACATTGTTATTTTTTTAGTTGCGAATTGTGGCATAAAGGCGGTAAAAAATTACCGCCTTTATTTAATTATTGATTACTTAATCTTAGAAGTTGTGTTTCATTCTCTATATCAAAGATTGCTTCCACAACTTCCTTTTCGTTGCTTGGGTCTTGAATCGTGTCAATCACTTCCCAATAACCTAGTCGTTGGTCGAACTCAACTTCCATATTGTAATTTTCGATTGCCTTTGCTAACTCGTTTGATAGAATAATCATTTCTTTTAATCCCCTTTGTTTTTTATTGCCTTACTTGACTACTCTTTAATTATATCATCTATTGTTGTATTTTGCAACACTTTTATTTTAAAATGTTTCATATTGCAACATAAAAGGCAGTCGTTTATGACTGCCCTTTATTTACTATTATTTCATCTCAAATCTTTGGTTGTTTATTATTACTTCTCGCTCACATTCTAAATCATACATTTTATCTTGGTAGATATGGTCAACATAAGAAATAAATTCTTGTTGATATGCTATCGGATCGATTTGCTCCAAAACATAACTTGCATTGTAATAAATGCCTACAATATTAATTTCTCCGTGAAGTTCATCCAACATTGTGTCAAAATCTTCTTCGCAAGCCCCCTTAATTTCTTCCAGTAAAGCCTCTTGGAACTCATATTTTTTTACCTCTTCATTGTTAATGTAGTAATTCATTTTGCATTGCCCCTTTGTTGTTTTATTGTCTTGCCTTACTACTCTTTTATTATATAACATTTTGTTGTATTTTGCAACACTTTTATTCTAAAAAGTTGCGAATTGCAACAATAAAGACAGTCAAATTGACTGCCTTTATTTTTTATATAATCGCTAAGAAATCATTCTTTGCTTTTGTATCAAGTTCCTGACCGTGTGGACTGAAAGGATTAGTTGTTATTCTTTCTAAATCCTCTTTTGCAAGTTGTCTTGCTTCTTCTGTATCTTTACCATCTAGTAACCAAAATCTAAAACAATCCTCATAGAAACTACTTACCACACTTGCTGTTTTTGCATAATTTAACATTTTATTTCCCCTTTTCGTATGTGTTATTAACTACCTTACATACATTATTATACCATCCCTTGTTGTATTTTGCAACACTTTTATTTTAAAATGTTGCGAATTGCAACATAAAAGGCAGTCATAATTGACTGCCCTTTATTAATTACCAGTTTTCTATAATATCAATATATCTTTTACATTTGGTGTGGTCATTTTTGAAGATTAGTATTTCTTCATTTCCTAAAACAAAGTATATCGCTTCTTTTTGATAAACTCCATTTCGTAAAACTTGATACTCCCATTTCTTTTCTTTCAATAATTGAATTAATTTACTAAACACATTTCAAAACCCCTTTGATTTAATTACCTTACATTTATAATTATATATGAATTTTTCAACAAAATCAAAAATTATGTTTCAAAATGACACATTTTATTTGTCACAAATCAATAGGTTTTTAAGTATTGCTTCTAAGACATTTACAACAATACTATTCCCTGCTTGTTTGTAAAGTTGTGTATTAGAATTGACTTTCTCAGCCTTTTCAAAATCACTATCATCAAAACCCATTAGTCGCCAACATTCTTTTGGTGTTAGTTTTCTTATTCTCAAATTATTCATTGTTTAACTACTACTCCTATATCTGGACTTGTTTTTAAAGTAGGTATCTTTCCCTTTTGAACCGTTCCCCTCTTTCTGTCTATATTTGATATATAACAACCATCTCCATCAGTTGCCTCTAAATAGCCCTTTTTAATTGCATTCTTTATTTTAATAGATAAATCAAAGTTATTAGGTAACTCATCACATATATAGTTGTCTGCTCCTGCTCGGTGCATTTTAGACATTGTGCTTGTCAGCGGTCTTGCAATATCTAAATTTATTTTGCTATCGTTATTCTTAAAGTTTTTAGTTCCGACAGCACTTATAGTTTTAATCATCTTTTCGCTTAAATAATATTTTTCATCAACATTATTTTCTAGCAAGTCTTTTAGTTTTAATTTGAGTGGTTGTTTTTCAGGAAATATAAACACTTTATCTATATCGTTTCTAATTGATATAGTGAATACTCTTTCTCTATTTTGTGGTATGCCATAATTTTTTGCATTTAATAGTTGGTAATATGATGTATATCCTAGTTGTTTCATTTTATCAATATAAGCATTAAAATTATGAATGTGTCTTTGGCTTAATAAGTTTTTAACATTTTCCCAAATAACATATTTAGGCTTTAACTTTTCTACTATTCTTATAGTTTCATACATTAAACTCGATCTTGTTCCGCTACCTTTATCTCCACCAGCACCTTTTCCTGATAATGAAAAGTCTTGGCAAGGGCTACCGTGCATAATTAAGTCAACATCAATATTCTTATCCCATTTGCAAATATCTTGTGGCTCAAAATTAGTGCCGTGTATTGCATTAAAACTTTTAACTGCATACTTATCTATTTCTACATAGTCGGCAATTTCGTACTCAATGTCTAATCTTTCAAGTGCCTTACTACAAGCACCAATGCCACCAAAACACTCTAATACTTTTAACATATATCCCTCCTAAACTGTTACACAATCGCCTATAATTGTAACTTCAACTCTTGGCTCATTGCTGTAATGCTTATGTATATGTAAATCTTGTATAGTTTTATCATCTTCGTATGCTACATTATTAAGACTATCTAATACCGCTTTCGCTATGTTGTCGCAGTCAGGTGTTACATTCGGTCTTATTTCTCCATCAACAGCGGATTGTTTCTTCTTATTGCTCCAACTCTTTGGAATAGGGTAATAAGCATTTATGACTACTTCCAATTCACCTATAAAACAAGTATGTGGGCATTGTCTTTTATATTCCCAAGCAACAAGGCTTTCATAGTTCCTAGTTTTTTCAGGTGTTATAGTCCTAACCATACCCCTTTTGGTTGTATATGTCCTTGCCCTTTCTTTGCCTCGTGGGTCACCGTTCACAACAAATGTTATTTGCATTTTTTATCATACTCCTCTTTATTATAAAACTTCCATAATTCATTCCTAGTTCCTTTGCTCTCTGCTTTGCTGTTTTATGTGTCTCTTTAACAAAGTCTAAAAATACCTCATCTTCTTCTGCAAATATATCTTCTTGCTTTTCGGTAACATCTATCAAATATACTCGGTTCTTGCGTCGTTTCAATGCACGCATAAACAAACTGTATGGATTTTCACTACTAAATGTAAGTAATTCTTTCGGATTACAACCAACATCTATCAAATTATCATTTTCATCATAAATGGCTATTAAGTATTTACCTTTGTACAGACCTTTCATAATCACCTCACTATTCCAAATAGTTTTTGCCTATAAGTCCTATAAACTCCCCCCTTGTATGCCCTTTATCTTCATATGCCTTTTGACAGGCTCTTTTTAGTTCCAAGTCCATTTCCCTACATTCGTGAACACACTTACCTAAACCGCCCAAATTGTGATGAAATGCACATAAATAAACCTGAAAGCCATTCTCGATACTTATCTTTCTATTTGCAGAACCAAAGTAAATTTCGTGTAAATGTAATCCATCTTTCTTTCCACAAAACCAACACTCTTTTTTTCTGCCTTGCAATACAAGTTCTTTCATATACTACTCCAAGTATGCTAATTCTGAATAAATATCCGCTGGTATGTTATCTTTCCAAACATATTTATTTTTTAAAATATAATTGTTATATGTACTTGCTGTTTGGTTCGCTCTTGTCTTTGCATTATTAGACATTTGCCTTTCTAAATCATCGGAACTGTCTTTATATTGCTCATAAATCAATTTATCGTTTTTGTAGCTTGCAATCATTGATCTGCAAGTATCTTCAACTCCTTTTTGGTTTTCGTATGTTTTCTCATCAACTTTGTTCATTGCATAATCGTATTTATTCCAAATCGATTTGCCAGTTGGTGTTGCAAAAAAGAAAATACTTAAACCTATAATTGCAAGTAATATAAATGTTCCTAATCCTACCCAAAATCCTTTCATATATCCCTCCTATTCAGTTTTTAAAATTGGGTCATCAACCGTAAATGGTATGTCGCTATATAGAAAATCACCAGTCCACTCTATATATTTGCCATCAGTTGTGAAGAAGAATATACCCTCCACATTTGAACCATAGCAACCATCAATACCTGCTATTTCTACCATCTGCCAATTTATCGAACTATAATCACTACCGCAACCAACATCACCTATTTTTTGTAGCCATTCAGCGGGAAATAGATAACTATTAAGGCTTGAAACTTTGCCATCTACAATAAATCTTCCTATAACTGCACCACTATTTGAGAATAAAACGATATATCCGAGCGGTCTTTGTATCTCGCAAGGTAAAGACATAGCCTTTTCTCTTTGACCATTAACCCAATAACTTCTTCTTATTACATTGTATCTTTCTAATGAGTAGTCTAAATCGGTTGGTGCTGGTTGATTCGATACAATTTCGCTACTACTCTCCATTGCCGTTTTTGTATTCTTTTGTTCAGCATATCTTTTGTCTGCCGTGCCATCATAATCGCACCCACAAAACACAAATATTGACATAACAGCAATTAATAACACTGAAATAATGCAGATTATTAAATTTAAAATTTTTATTTTTTTCATAAATCACTCCTTTGTTTTAATTTTATTTTGGTTTAAATTTGGTTTATTTATTGTTACATCGTCACAACCTCCCTTCACCTTGCTATTCATCATTCTATTGTATGCCTTAGCACAACAACACCTATCATCTATTTCATCTTCTCTGCAAAATGCACAATATATTTCGCAACCACAAGCGGATATATCACCATACTCTTTTAGCCGTTTCTTTTCTAGTGATCTTTGCCTTTCAATATTTTTCATAGTTACCTCAATCTATAATTTTTCTCCATTCCACTTAAAAGAATTAAATTGTTTGGTTTAGTCATTTCAACTATTCGCCCTGCAAGTGCTTGGTCATAACTTAATAGTTGCTCTAATGTTCGTTCGCTACTGATTATAGTTGTCCATCGTTTTGTCTTATCCATTCTTGCTTTGTTGTAGCGGTAGTTTAATATCTCATTTGCTCTTTTAATCTCTGCTGGACTAGGCTTTGTGTCATTTTCGCTCTTAAAGAAATCATCAATATAAAGGACTTGTGCATTTTTATATTCGCTTATCAACTTGCCGTATTTATCGCCATCGTTTACACATTGGTTAAGAACTGTTACATCATCAATCCACATCATATATTTTAAGTCCATACCTTGTTTCAGAAGTTCTCTTGAAATAGCGGTACATATATGGCTTTTACCTGAACCACTTTGACCTAGCATACAAAACCAGTTATAGTTGCTTGTTACAAATGCTTTTGCGGTTTCGTAAGTGTCTTTCTGCCATTGCTCATCGCACTTATATTTATCAAAAGTGTAAATTGATAATAAGTTACCCAAACCGCAATCTTCCATTCTCTTAATTGTTTTTCTTATGTTCCAGCAAGTGCAAGTTTGATAGACTTCGTATCCATCTTTGTTAATATACATAATGTCGCCTCGATTTTTGCAAATTGGGCAATTATATTTATCTAAATCACCTTCACTATTGTTATATGTCAATACATTATATTGCTTCTTTTCTTGCTCATCCATTTCAAAGAATGGCTTGCCGATTTGTTTTTCTTCATCGCACATATAGTTATCTCTATACAACTGCCTTTCTTCTTCCGTGGCTTTGCCAGTAAATATATTTTTTAATATTTCAACTTTACTTTTCACTTCAACCTCCTTAGTAGGATTTAATCCAACTTGGTAGTTTAACAGGCTTTGAATTGTTTGCATTTGTAGATCCACCTTTTCTATTAATATAATTCAACCACTTGCTACCCTCATCGGTAAAAGTGCTAATTCCGTTACTTTGCTTTAAAAACTCTACCAAAGTCCATTTTGTATCAAAGTAATATGATGTATCGTGGTAAACCTTAGCATATCTATCAATGTATTCTTTTAGGTTATCAACACCATATTCTTTAATAGACTTCGTAAGTTGCTTTTGAATAGCGGTTGTTAGTTTTTGATGTTTAATTATATTTTTAGAATTCCAGTAATCAAAAATAGATTGTTCGTTTATATCTGTATTTGATTTTTCAGTATTAAGTTCATTAGTACTTGATTGATTAGTATTATATTGTGTGCCACCAGCGGTATGCCCTTGCACCGCATACCCTTGTAGGGCATACGGTTCTCGGTCTTGCGGTTGCGGTGTTTCGTATATGTCATATATATAATCGAACTGCCCTTTTTCGTTTTGAGTTCTAGTTCTAACCAAATAACCTGCATCTTCAAGTTCGTTAAGAATTGACCTTATAGCCTTTATTCCTTCCATACTAATTGCAGATAATCCACTAATTGAATAATCCCAGTCATCAGGTAATGACAACATAACAGACAATAAGCCTTTGCCTCTCATTGACAAATTTTTGTCCTTTAAATGAATATTGCTCATTACTGTAAAATTTTTATTTTTATTAATTCTAACAACTGCCATAATGCCTCCTAATAAATAAAATAAGCGGTTAAAAATGTGTCTCTGGGGTAACACCTTTTCAACCGCCTATCATATATGTAAAACACTTTCGTGTATTTACCAATTAAATCGTATCGCCCCAGATACAATGGTATATTACAATATCTTCCAACTCAAAGTCAAACAATTTTAACAAGTTTTTAAAAAAAGTTGCGAATAGTGGCAAATGTCACAAAAATTAAAGGCTTTCTAGCCAGTCCACATACTCTTTTAAATCTTGCACTTCTTTTTTTATCTTGCGGATCTCTTTTGGTGTTAATCCAGTTCCTTGATACTCTGACAATAAACAATGAATACGGTCATAATCTGCTTTATTGTGTATCACACTATATCACTCTCCCAAACTGTCTATAAATGCCTCAAAAACGGGGTTTTCTTTGCCATTAAAGACAAATCTACATTGTCCGTTCTTGTTTGCCTTGTCAGACATCTTTTTAAGCCTTAAAAGGCGGTTCACGGCAGATTGAATGTTTTTGGATATAAACTTATTACATTCCTGCTTATTCGCCAATTTAACCCCTTTTGAACCGCTTAAAATGGGTTTATGTATATAATCACTATTATTTAATGCTCTTATATCAGCGGTTATAGTGTGTCTACAAGGTGCATTGTGAAAATCTAATAAATCTTCATTTGAAAATAAATAATATTCATCTAGTGCCTTTGCAATGTCTACTTGTAAAGTCCAGTTGTCGCCCTGACTTTTTAAAAATTCATACAACCTAAATTGTCTAGCATTTAGATTATGCTCATATTTAATTTGTGCCATCATTTCACCCCTTAGTTTCTATACTTTTAATTTTTTCTTTCAACTTGGCTATTTCATAATCTCGCACAAAAATTTCATTGTTTTTTCGTTTTAGCATTTCATCAAAGAGTTCAATCAGTAAATTGTACTTATCTCTATTTACCAAGTTTATTTCCGCCTCTCTTTATATCCTCCGCTACTACTCTTGTGAACATTCTTAGGTCTATATCTCGCTCTATAAAAACGACATTGAAAAATCTATCATTCTTCTTCATTGTTCTGCATACACCACACTTCCGCTGGCGATAGATTAAATTCGTGTCTTAGTTTCTTCCAAAATTCTTCGTTGCCTTTTCTCTTTCCATTCTCAACAAGTGAATAGAATTGTGAAGTACAACCAAGTTTCTCAGCCATTTGCAATTGGCTTAAATCCTTTGTTATTCTAAGCACTTTTAACTTAATTCGTTTAGACATACAAACCTCCTTTTGTGCATTTCCGCAACATTTTTTTGAATTTTGAGAGAATGTTTGTTCCCTTTTTCACAATTAATTATATTAAAAAAATATTTAGTAGTCAAACTATTTTTAGTCATATTTGTAAAGTTTTTATTAAAATTGTTTCATTTGGTCGCATTTCGTTTGATTATCTAAACTAATTAAGTTATATTTAATTTGAAATACAAACTCATATTTGAAAGGAAGTGCAAAAATTGCTAGACAACATAACTATTGGCACAAAGATTAAGAATTTGAGAAAAGGTAGGAAGATAACTCAACATCAATTAGCAGATATTTTAAATGTAAATCGTTCTTCTATATCGAACTGGGAAATAGATCGTAGAGTTCCATCATTAAAAGAACTTGAACGAATAGCAAAGTATTTTGGGGTTGGGTTAGATTATTTTGGGGTTCAAACAACGGATGATTTATTTGATATTGTCGCAAGGGCAAAAGAAATATTCAATAATGACAATATCTCTATTGAAGTAAAAGAAGAATTATATCTTGAAATGATGAAATTGTATATGGCATTAAAAGAAAACAACTAGGGGTGCAGTTATGAATATAGAATATTCAGGGCTTGTGGCAGATGCATATTGTAGATATTCATCTAAAATGCAAGATGACGGGAATAGTATTGAGTACCAAATTGCAGAGATTGAAGAATTTTGTATTAAGAATGGAATAAAGATAAGAAAATGGCATATAGACAAAGCGGTTTCAGGTAAAAAGGTTGCTGGTCGTGACCAGTTCTATAACCTTATTGAAGATGTAAAAGCAAAAAAAATAAATGCACTTATTGTGTGGAAAACAAACCGTGCATTTAGAAATAGTTACGAAAGCCATAAATATAGAAAAGTACTAAGAAAATATGGTGTTAAGTTAATATCCGCAACACAAATTATTGATGAAGATACTTCAACTGGTAGATTGACAACTAATATTTTGTCAGACATAGACCAATACCAAAGTGAAGTTATTGCAGACCATGTCAAATCTGCAATGAGAGAAATGGTTCGTAGGGGTTTTTACACAGGTCAAACAATCCCCTATGGGTATAAAGTTGAAGATACTAACGATAACGGAAAACCTCGCAAAAAGTATATCATAAATGAAGAAGAAGCGGTATATGTTAAGCGGATTTTTGAAGAATTTGCCAACGGGCTTACTATCGCTCACATATCTCGTTGGATGAAAGCGGAAGGCTTGAAAACCCGTAGGGGTAATGTCTTTGATTATGATGCACTTAGAAAAATGTTGAAGAATGATTTTTATATCGGAACTAGAAGATATACAGTTAAGGAATTAGACACAATAGAAATAGAAAATGCTGTACCACCTATAATAGATGAAAGAACTTTTGATGCAGTGCAGCATGTGTTTTTAAGTAGAAAAAAAGACACTAAACCTCGTTCGGGAAAAAGAACTTATGGTTTAACTGGTAAAATAGTTTGTGCTTATTGCAATGAAAAATTTTATGGTAAAGCCTATGCTAATTCTCCATACTATCATTGTAAGAATAAAGTTAAGAAAAAAACTTGTGATTGTAAAAGTATTAGAAAAGATAAATTAGAGAAAAAAGTTTTACAAGAGATTAAAGAAAACATTTTGAATGCTCAATCAATAGAATTTATTGCAGAAAAAGTACTCAAAGAAATTGGATCAATGCCAACACAAAAAGTTGATAGAAAAGAACTCTTAAAAAGAAAAGAAACTTTACTCAGAGAAATTAAAGAATTAGTCCAATTAAAATTAGATGGACTTATAAATGCGGAAGCTCTAAGAGATATGCAAATGGAAAAAAACGGTGAAATTGCAGATATTGATTTAGAGTTGGCTTTACTTGAAGATAGAGAAGAAAAGAATATTGATAAAGAGTTCATTGTAAATTATTTGAACGATTTAATATCCTATAGTAACAGTGATAATGATGAAATTTTAAAAGTCCTATTTGATAAGACAGTAGATAAGATTGTTATCAGTAACAGCGGGGTAGAACTCCACCTCGCTGTTTTCTTCACAAAATATACGCATAAGACTGACTTGGCATTCCCCAAGTTCGCTTTAAGTAGAGATATAAGCCGTTACGATATAAATAAATTATAGCAAATATTCACAAAATAAAAAGGGCAGGGATTTATTCCTGTCCTCCTTTCTCTTTTTTTAATATATCCATAACTTCTAAACTATCTTTTAGCATTTGCAATAATTGTTCTTTGGTTTTAATCGGTTTAGTTATTGTCGAATGAAAAATCATTTTATCATCTTTCACAATCTCAAAGTTATAAAACTTCTCTCCAAACATATAATCTTTATAACTAAATGCTTTGTATCCGTTATGATCCACACTTAACTTATTTTGCCTGCTTTTTTGCATTTTTAAAATCTCTTCAATAAATGAAGTTTTATCAATTTTTTTCACTATCTTCTCCTTTTAAAGGTCTGCTTTGATTTGTTTTATAAAATCTTTTGTAAATATAAAGTTCGCATATTTCACAAGTGTTGCTTTCCAAACACGATCATCAAGTCGCAAAGCTTTATGTTCTTCATTTTCAAGCCATAGCCAATCGCATAATTGGTGCATCTTTATTCCGCTTTCGACCAAATCTAAATGCTGGCTTAGATATTCTTTAATTGTTTTATCTGAACTATTAATTCCACAATCTGCTCTTATTTCTTCACAAAGGGCATTCAAAATATTTTGAGTTCCACTTAAAACAAGGCTTTCACATTCACTATTTAATAAGTTCACAAAAACACCAACGCTTTGCAATGCACACCTTACTGCTTTATCACTCATCTTAATATCAAAACAAAAGGTTTTTAAACTTTTTTGTATCTTTTCCTGCCACTTGTAATCTTCGTAAATTATTATTTCAGCCCCAAAAACATCGCTAGTTGTTTGTTGAATGCACTTCAATATTTTATTTGAAGATCCTAATCCTAATTGATTTGATAAAACACCTAAATACACATTTTTTAAGACATTTTCTGCATTACTAATATTTAACATTTCCCCTCCTTGCATTTTGTTTCTCCTTCTTCCCAAAAATCAGGTATAAATAATTCGGCAAAAGTATACTTGTCTATATGTATCCAATACCTATATATTTCATCAGTATTAACATCTATTCTTTCTATCATAATCGCAATTTCGTTAGTTCTAGGTCTGAAAGATAAATCTTCACCATAACACCAACCAACAGCAAATTCTTTAATCATTCCATTATCTGTAAGAATTGAGTTATCATATTGGTGATTTTCTTCATTAAATAAACAAGAATTTATTTTTAAAAGTTCAATCATTTCTTCGTGTTTTTTACTGAACATCTTTACCTCTTAGTTTTTTTATTTGGTTGTCTATAAAATCACACAAGTATTTAGAACTAATCATAAGTTGTGAATTGTGTTTATATCCAAATTTTTCTCTTAATTGCTCCAACTCTTCAATCGCCTTTTTGTTTTGTGCGTGTTTGAGTTCTCTTATTTCGTCAGCAAAATCTCCAAGTTTAGAGCCTTTGTAATATTCTAATTTTTCTTTGAGTTGCTGGTTTTCTTTTTCAAGTTCTTTAATCCTTGTGTCTTGTTGGTTGAGTAAACACATTAAAGAACACAATTCGTCATAGTTATACCCTATTAAAGTAAAAACAATATTTTGTGTCTTATTATCAAAAATATAAATGGGTTCATCTAACTCAAAATTTTCAAGTGTATATCTTTCTTTTTCTTCCATAATTACTCCTACAATTTATATTGTTTAATGTATCGCCAAACTTTTCGTAAGTCGCCATCGTGTTCTATCCATTTTTTATTGATTTTTTCAAATGGTATTTTTCTTGCTTTTTCTAACAAATCACATTCTTTTGGACAATAATCAGTCTGACTGCAATTATTACAACAATGGCAACAAAAATCGTCTATGTTTTCAAATTCTTCTTCCATAACTACTCCTAATCATATTTAATATTCAATGCTTGTTTAAGTTTAATTCTGTCTATTTCATTTTTAATATTTTCAAAATTTTCTTTCAAATCTAAAATTGCATTTTTGCACTCTTTACAAACTACAACTTGTATGTATTTAGATTTTACTTCAACTAATTTATCGCAAATTAAACAAGGTAATGCTATTTTTATATTTTTATTGATTTTTTCTTCCATAATCACTCCTTATCTACTTCTCAATTCTTTTAGTAATTTATTATCATACAATCTTCTGTGCACTGGTTCCCCTTTTGCTTTCAAATAACATTCTAAACTGCAATAAACTCCAATAGTGTTATCGTCAAAAACTAAATTCCCTACAACACATAAATCTCTATTACAATAATCGCACTTATAGTCTTCTTCTTTTATCTTTTTAGTTTTAGTTAATTTAAAATTATCACATTTTTCTTTTGGAACTACTTCAATATTTAACCTATTAAAAGGTATTGTGTTGCCTTTATCATCAACATACGGGTTATATTCTTTTAGTTGGTCAATACATTTTTGACATAAATGTATTTTATATCTTTCTTTTTCTTCCATAACTACTCTTTAAACCTCCGTTATGTAATAGTTATTTGCATTATCTTTTAAGTAAAATATTGTGTAAACCTCATCATTGTTTTTAAATTCATAATCAATCATATTGTCTGAACCATCTATCGGTTCACTCTCACTTTCAAAAATTGATACAACTTTTTTGTTTGTTAAGTTTTCAATCCATTTTTTTAATTCTTTAAGGGATTTAACTCTAAGTCCCTCTAATGGCTTTAAATCTTCCATAACTACTCCTTATTTTTTATTCTCTCTATGTATTCTAAAATTGGGTTTTCATTATATTTTGGTGGCTCGTTTATATCAATCTTCAAAACCCTAATAACTTCATCAAAGTATTCCGCTTTTTTATCCGTTGTAAGTCTTACTGGATAATTATTTCTATACTTATCAATTACAGTCTTTATTTCTGCGTACGATATTTTGTTATTAAAATGTTTCATAATTTCAGAATGAGACATTAATTTGTCATAATGCATGTCTATTATTTTGGCTTTTTCTTTTAGTGTTAGTGCCATTTTTAAATCTCCTACTTCTAATCTCTTTAAGCCCTTTATCTATATCCGCTCTCAATTCTTCCCCCAAACGGTTCAAGTATTGCATGTGTTTACTCTTTTCTAGTTCTTCATCATAACAGTCAAACAACATTGCTTCTTGTGTACAAAAATCATTTCCGCACCCATTCCCAAGTTCGTTCTGATTCTCTCGGTTATAGATGCACCCAAAACATTTGTTGTTCATAGACCCTCCTAAACATAATCTTTATAGTCTACATTAAAGTACTTGCATACTTTCTTTACTGTTAGCAAACTAGGTGTATATTGTTCATTATCCTTTCGTGTGTAATAGTTCTTTTCTTTTAATATACACTCAGCAGTTCGCCTATCAATTCCTGCTTCTCTGCAAAACTGACTAACTGACACTTTTAAATTGTCTTTTATTAAATCTTTAAGTTTCACTTTGCCCTCCTAATTAAAATTTTATTTCCGCCTTTGTTATGTATTTAAATCGCAACCGCACCGCTTGGCATCTCCATAACTTTTATGTTTTTGATTGTTAATGGTACTACTTTTTTCTTGTTTTTAATGTACAATCCACTTTCCCCCAACATTATAATGAACCCTTTTCTTCCCCGATATGCAATGCCCCTTGCAAAATCTACTAAGTACATTAGTACCTCCCTTTGTTTTTAGAATTAAGTTCTAGTATGTAATAATGTCGAAAACATTGCCGTGAATTAATAGTGATCTAATTGGATTAGTTCTTGGGTTTAGACTATCTTGCATAAGTCTGAAACAATCCTCAAAACTAGCCAATACTCCATTAATGTAATAAACCTTTTTGAAATCAAATAGTTCTGCCATATGTACCTCCGTTCTTTTTAAAATATGGTGCAGTTGTTAGGGGCGAAAATAATTCTTTTAGGACATGAAATTAAAAAAGGAAAACCTAATCGAATTAAACCTAACAACCGCTGGTAGTGGGTAGTGTTTTTATAATCGTTTCCCACCATCACGATTTTTCTTTTGACTATCTTGATTGATTGCTCTTTCAATACTCCATCCTCTGTCAAATCTCGATTTCAACATTCGTCTGTTTAATCCATATTTTTTGCTAGTTCTGATATTGATAATTTTTCACCATTATATTCAAATATTAATGTGTGTTTCAAATGTTGATTTTGTTCATACAAAGAACTCCATTTACAATTTTCTGGACAGTAGTCACCATTACTATCAATCCGATCAATAGTTAAATTGTCGTTATAACCATTCGCCATTGCCCAATCGTAAAAACTTATAAAGTCGTTTTTCCAACTATTACACATTTTTATTCCTCTACCACCATACTTGCTATAATTAGAGTTTTTTGTGTAATAACATCTCTTTTTGACATTTATCCATGTTTTATATATTCTACTTTTTGACATTCCATGTTTTCTATTCTTATCCATATCCTCTCCTTTCACCATCGCACTTTTATGTAAACGCTTACATTTTTGTTTATGCCAATTTCAAAAGTTGTTTGCACTTTTCATAAGCACCTTTATAGTATGTTGGTAAGTTTAGTTCAGCACAATACTTATCTAATAAATAACCTGCATATTGCAAATTTCCCCAAGTAGCATCATTTCTTTGTTCAAAAGGTCTATTAAAATGATTTTCATAAGCCTTTACATAATTTTCTAAATAAGTTCTTTTCATATTTGTTACTTCCTTTGTTATTTTCTGATATTATTTTACCATAACTTACCATACTTGTCAACAACTTTTTTGAATTTTCTGAAAATAATTTAAAATTATTTCCAACTTTTACTGAACTCTTTATCTTTAAATAAAGATGCAAGACCGCTTATTTGTTTTAGCCTTAAAAGTTCTTCGGCATCCATTCCAATATTCTTCATAATCCAAGCATCGGACATTCCGCTTTCTACAAGTTCAGCAACTATGTTTGTCATCAACTCTATTGAGTGTGATCCTCTTGCTCGGTTATGCCTAATTGTGCTTGCCATTCGGTTTGAAATATCTTTGTCAATTACAACAACTGGCAAACAACCATTTTCTCTATCGTAAATGTCTTTATGCTCTAACATAGTTCTATATCTATGAAAGCCATCTACAATCTCATATTTGTCTTGGTCTTTTAAATAGTAACAAACGATAGGCATTGTATAGCCGTCAATTTTAATTGATTGATAAAGTAAATCCATTTCAGGCTTTGCAACTGAATTAGGATTGTATGAGTTCGCTTGGATTTTTTCTATTGGTATTGCTCTTACATTGTAAACTGGTGATTTATAAGTTTGCATATTTCTCCATTGCCTCCTTTCTTCTTTTAGTTTCGTTCTTCGTAAATGAAAAGCCCATATACTTGCAGAAATAATCATTTTTCAAAATGCAAATACACATTCTTTTATAACTTGGCACTATCTGAAATTGAGTAACATCTAGGTCATCAGGATATTCTTCAAAAGTAACTGTGTTTTTATCTGAATAGTTGTTTGGCTCTTTTACCTCAAATTCAATATCATTATTCTTCAATTCGTCTATTGTTTGGCTATCTAATGCACCGCCTTTTTCTTTCCAAAACTTAATTGAAGTATCAAACTTTTCTATGTAGTGCTTTCGTGTTTTTTCATCTAATGTATTGAGTAAAAAGTTTAAATAAGACTTCCAAGTATGCCCCTTTGGTAAAGTGATATTTCGCCAGCCCATTGCGGTAGTTCCGCCATACAGTCCAGTAAAGTTTACACCATTAACTCGGCTTACCATTCTACCCCAGTTCTTTGGATCAATAACTTTATATAGTTTTAAACTTTCACTGGCACAATCATTAAATGGACTTGCAACTCGCATTTTATCAACTGTTAATCCTGCTTGGTAGTAAAGGTCATATAGTTTGTTATAAGGCTTTTCAAACTTTGCATTGTAAACCCAAATATCTTCAACACACCAGTCATAGATGATATAAGCCTTATTGCTGTTTATCCAAGACTTGCCTTTATATTTGTTCGGCTTATCACTTACAACCGCTCTAAAACGGTTTAGGCTCTCATCTGCCCTAATTCCTATAACAACAGCAGTCTTTCCATAAGTATTTTGAAACCAATTACAAAAGTCATCTTGTGTTTCATAATCACTTTTGCCTTTTTTAAAATCAAATGGGCAATTATCTTCATTCACTATGTAATCAAGTTTGGGCATTTCTCTAACCCAAATATCTTGCTTTGACTTATCCCAAACAGTCCAAGTTCCGCTATCCATTCTGCAACAACATTGTGCCTCGACTGGCAAGCACAACCAAAACCGCTTTATATCTTGGAATCTAGCAAATGTTTCGGTCACATAATCAGTTGTTTGCTGGTATTGTGCTTCGTAATCAAGGTGGTACATTGCTACCTTATTCAACTGGTTATGTTCTTTCGCATAATCGTAAACCATATTTAAGCAAACCGAACTATCTTTGCCACCGCTAAATGCAACCAAGACATTATCAAACTCATTAAATAAATATTCAATTCGTTCTTGTGTTGCTTCATATACATTTTTATCTAAATACTTTTTAGCCATTCCGCACCTCCCTTTAATTTTTCTTTTATTAAATTTTCTAGTGTTTGCTTTCTATCTAAATTCTCTATTATAAGTTTGTTTATTCCAAATGTAGTTAGAAAATAAGTGTATTTAATATCTTGCTCTTGCCCTATTCGTTTAATTCGATATTTGCTCTGCTCAATCTTAGAATAATCAAATGTTATACTCGAATAAACTATTTCATTGCAGAACTCCTGTAAGTTAAGTGAGTATGATCCAACCCCAAGTGTCATTAACAAAGGTTTATTGCTTGCTTTAAACTGCTCAATAAGTGGCTTTCTTTTTTTGATTTTGCCAGTGACAACAAAACAATCAACTCGTTCTGAAATGTACTCAATTTCACTTAAAAAATTGCAGTAAACTATAACTCGCTTATCTCTTATGTAATTAATCAATTCATCGTTCTTTTCGGTTGAGTTGGCAGAGATAACATTCAGACTGGTTAGCATATTGATTATCGTTTGTGATTGTCCGTAATTCGCATATTCTTTTAACTTCTGCTCTTTCTCTTGAACATACCCATCTTCTTCGCAAGCAATATATTTGTAATTGCTTGCTTCTCCCTTTTCAAATTCCAAATCACATTCAAATATGTATGGTTCAATTAACTTCCTAAGATACTCGGCATTTACTTCACTAAACTTATAGAAAGTGTGGGGGTTCTCGTGTAACTTCTTGTATGTAATTCTCTTAAAAAAGGTATTTAGAAACTGCTCTCGGCTCATATCAATTATTCTAGGACTTAAAAAATACATTTGATTGTAAATATCCCACTCGTTTTTTGTAATCGGTGTTCCATTTAGAATAAGTGCATAATCACATTGTTTTCGTAATTCATTCAATCTATTAAACCGCTTTGTTTCTTCATTCTTAATGAATACGCTTTCATCTGCAATTATGGAACATCTTTTGTTTCTCATTTTAGACAATAAATCTAAATATTGTTTATCGCTTGACTGTATAGTTTCATAGCCAATTAATATGTACTCGCAATTAACTCCCCATTTTTCTATCTCATCTCTTATATTGTCTTTTGTTGAAAATGGGCAAACATATACCAGCAAATCAACATCGTTATAATTTACAAGGTCTATTGCAACCTTTGTCTTTCCTGTTCCCATCTTCATAAATAAAGCACCGACTTTTAACTCACTAAACTTGTCGAATGCTAATTGTTGGTTTTTAGTGTTTGTCATTTTTTAATTCATCCAAAACTTTAACTTCTTTATCAATCTTTTCAGGTTCTTCAATTATCAAATAACTTTCGGTATCTTTTCTTGAAACATTGATATTTTCATTCATAATTCCAAATGCTTCTTCAAATTGATCCACACCTATTTCTTCCTCGTCTATAATGTCAAACTTGTTATGCTTTCCGTTCCCATATTTAATTAGTCTAAATGTAAACTCGTCATTATAACTTAAACTTTTAGCATAAGAGTGTTTGCCAGTTCTCACTAATTTGGCTAGATGCCAAAACGAGTATCCGTCATAATCTGAATTGTGTGGCATTTGTATTAATACGGATTTACTCGTTTCGGCTTTAATGTTTTGGTTGTTAATTTGAATTGATTTCCAAATCACAACTTATTCCTCCACTATGGTTAACGGTGCAAATGCTAATGCAAGTTCTTTTCTTCCTATGCTATCAAAATCTACTTTGATATAGCCGTTCTCAACATCTACTGACGATACTATGCCTTTGCCAAAACTTTCGTGAAAAACACGAGTTCCAGTCTTGTATTTATCAATCAAAATAGGGTCAATCTTTTCTTTATTTTCTTCAACAAACTTATCTTCCATTTCGCCATTTTCCCATTTTTCAAAGAAAACTGAACTATAACCATAATATACTCCAAATCTTCCACTTAAAGTTGCAACAACATCTTCTTCATTCCTGTCTGAACAATCATAATTGTAAATGTTAAATGTTCCTTGAACGCTCGTGTTAAATTTGGCTCCATCTGGCACTTTCTCGCCTATTTCATAAACTCTTACAAGTGTTTCGCCATCGCCATAACCGTTTTGAAGTGCTACACTAAAATTGTCATTTCCTACTAAAACACTTCCTATGTCGCTATAAGTTTTAAATTGTTTCATATATTTCTTTCCTTTGACCTGTCATCTTCAGGGGTAGGTGGTCAATCCTTACCCGACACCCTTTGGGTGTTTCGACTATTAATATCTAATACCCATTTTTTCAACCATTTCATTTAACATTTCATTTAACATTTCAATAAACTTTTCAAATTTTTCTGTTCCTTGCTTTGCCCAAATGAAACCACCTTTGTTTACTGAAAAATATGTATCTTTGTACTTTGCGTATGCTCCAAATTTTCCTTCGCTTGTTCCGAAAGTCCAGAAATAACCCCCATCAGCATCTATCGAACAATAACCATCTTTATTTACTACCATTGCATTTTTAATAAGCTCTTGAGCCTCTCTGCCCCATCTATAAAATTCATTTGTTCCTGCGTTTATATATCTGAAATCTTTGTACATATTTTGTTTACCTTCCTTTGTTTTTTTACAATACTATATTACCATAATTTACTATAATTGTCAACAATTATTTTAAATTTTTTGAAAATATTTTTTATTTTTTCAATAAAAAAAGACAGGCATTTTACCTGTCTTTATATAATTAATTATTAGTGTTTTCTGCATTGTTAATTTCTACATGCTCGGCATTAATTACTTGATTTGCAACTTCCTTGTTTTCAATAACAATTTCGTCTGCTTTTAACACTTGGCTTTCTTTCTTGGCATTTACCAATTCGATTGCTTGATCTATGTCAATTTTATCTAAGTATTTAATAAACTTATTTGTTGGTGATACCTTTTGTAGGCTCTTAATTGCCTCTAAAAGTTTGGCAATATATTCTTTTAGATGAAACCCCTCATAAGATGTGTAAAGTCCTAAAACACCTGTATAAGTACTAAAAAGCAATATATAAAAGTTAGTTGTAAATAACTTATCATTTAATATGTATAATTGATTTATTATCACCGCTCCAAAAGTCAATACAATACTCAATAGAGTAAATATCGTCTTATACCACTTTGGATGTTTCGCTTTGAAACTCTCAAATGGCAATTTTACAAGCCCAACAACACATAGAATAATTGCTGTTAAAATTCCTGCACTCATTAAAATCGCCTCCATATAAATTAACCCTCCATATTTTCGTTTTCTTGCTCATCAGTTGAACATTCATCATTAATCATTTCATCAACTGCTTTAACTTTCAATTCAGCCAATACAATGTTCTTTTCGTGATTAGCAACAACTTCTGCTCGTATTTGCTCTACAACTTTATCAAGTTCTTCTTTAACTAGAACTTCAATGTCTTGTGCTTTCATCTCTTCAAGTTGAGCAACATACTTTTCTCTTAATTGTTCTAACATTATCCATTCCTCCTTTATTATTAAATTTTCTATATTTCCAGTTGAACAACTGTCAATATACTTTTCTAATAGCGATTTCTTTCTATCAACTATGATCTTATATTCAGACTCAAATCTCATCTAACTACACCTGTTAAGTTTAAAATCCAATAAGTAAAGCCACCCAAACAAGCCAATAACATTAGAACACCAGTCGATATTGCTACAAACTTCAAAATTCCATTTTGTGTTTTAATTACTTTCGTGAAATTGTAAAATGGTGCAAGTGTAAAAAAGCAAATTACAAAGATGCAACAAAACCAAAAGTCATTGCCAATCTCAATCATCTTCTTTTTCCAGCCTTTTCGTGGGGCTGTTTCTTGCCCAAAAGCACGATAATTATCTTCGTCTAGTTCGAATTCGGCTTTATTCTCGTCACGCTCTGACTCTTTTAGTTCTTTGTTCACTTTGTGTTCTTGAGTTTTTAAGCCTTTTTCAACTAATTTATCGGCTGTCTGATTTATCTTTTCTGCAACATCTTGCGACTTGTCTATATGCTCGGCAACTTTCATATTTAGTTTGGTTTGAAGAGCCTTGTTTGGATCTTGTGCAATTAATGAAAGTTCTCTTGCCTCTGCCTCCGCTTTCGCTTTCATTTTTGCATACTCGCTTTGGGCTTGCTCGTTAATCTTTCTCTCTAATTCTTCATCATTCATATATCACTCCTATTTGCTTAGTGGTATTGCGCCATAAATAGAACTTGTCGAATTACTGCTTGTTGTTGCTGTTAAACTAGAAACACAATTTGTCATATTGACATAACCAGTATTAATTCTTATGCTATTCGATTGAGTGTATCCGCTTCTAGTTGCGGTTGGCATTCTTACACCATTTAATATAGTTACAGCACTTGATGAAGATGTATCGTGATATGCAATAGCAGAATATGTTCCGCTGACAGTATAAGCATAATATTCACCGCCATTTACGATTACAATATCATTTGTGCTTGGATAGAATATTGAGCAATTACCATTTCTGCTAGTACAACTAAATCTACAATTTTCATATCTTCCTCGTTTGGCAAATGTCAAACCTTCATAACAATCCACCCAGCCCCTACAATTTTCAAAGACAACTTCACCAGTTGAATAAACACCTTGAATATTTGTTGAAGTATTAGTATTTTGTGCAAGAAAATTAGCATCTCGAATATTTACCAAACTTGCTCCACAATAGAAAAGTATGTTGTTCGTGCCATTTGCGATTGGGAAATTTAACTCACTGCAATTACTAAAATCTATTATTACTTTTCTATTAGAAGTTCCAGTAAAGTTATCAAAATGAAACCATTTATAAGCATTATTTGTAGCACCTGTACCAGCAAAGGCACTTGTCATTCCAAATGTTCCGTGAATTTCAATTCTCTTAATGCTATAATCTGCTAAATCCTCTTTTAGAAAATTATTAACTAAATTACTCAATTCAACATTATCCGTTGAACCATTACACTTGTAAGTGTATGTGCTAAGAAAATTATTTATATTTTGCAAATTCTCTTGATATTGTTCTATTGTTTCAGATGCTGTGTTTAATCCAACACCATCAAGTGACTTTGTAACTTCAAAAGTTATCTTCGTTCCTGCATCTTTTTGTCGAACAAAAGTAACAGTTGTTCCGCTTCTAGTCCAAGTATCATTCTCAAACTCTTGATAACCATTTACGAATATTGCTAAATCATCGCTTTCGGTATCATATGAAGCAATGCCAACACTAAAAGTAGTGCCAGCAGTTGCAACGGTTTCGGTTCTTCGATAAATGGTTGTTTTAGTCATACTATTATTGTCAACCCAATCATCTGCTCGTGCTTGTAAAGTATCCAGTTTATTATCAACCGCAACTTCAAGTGCCGACATATACTCGTTAAAATCATCACCAAAATAACCATTAACCCAACCACAAACCGCATCACTTGGTCGCATATCTTCAAGAACTGCTGTTAAACTATCGCCCCTTGAAACTAAAACATCTGCCAAACAAATATCATAATAAGTTTCATTCCTTACTAAATCTGGTTTTGCTGGTGTTTCTGCTGTTTCAGAACCTTTTATTACCGTTAAAATAAAATCTCGGTTATTAGTTCCAACAATATTACTGCATCTTCTTACAACAATTCTGTCATATCTCTTTCTACCTTGTGTTGGTGCTGAAATATTAACAAGTGTTGTATTGTCATCTGCTAAGTTTCTAAACCATTTGCCATTAATCCAACCATAACCAGCCTTAACAGTTACACCATAAGTTGCACCTAAAATAACTGGACTAATAACTTGCATACTTGTACCGCTATTCGTATTTACAATACCGTTACCAACAACAAAACTTAGTGCATCAGAATAATCATCTGCATTATATTTTCTATCGTAATCTCCATCGGTATCTTTTACCGCATTCCAAAATCCGCTTTTTAATGCCATTCGTTACACCTCCTTAACTTCGTGTGAGAAATATTCTTTATATCCCTCCATATTTTGTACTCTTGTAAATTTCATAACTTGAACCTTTTTCTCATTACCAAAATCGTTATCTCTTATTTTTACTATATCGCCCAAGTAATATTGCTCATTGAATTTGTATCGCTTATTTGTTATGTCTATTTCGCCATCAAAATTTTCTTCGATATAAAATTCAGACTTTAACTTTTCCGTGCCTCTTGCTTTTAATAATGCTTTATAATCGGCATCGCTCATTGTTTTTTCGACACCTTTTTCATCTTCGTATTTTGAAGATAAATCTTTTGCATCTACAAAAGCCTCATATCTATCAACACCACTCGAATTATCATCTACACTATTTACCTTTCTAATTTTGGTGGTCTCATCATCTTCACCGCCAACCAAAACATAAGTTTTATAACTCAACACATCTTCTAAATAGTCAGTTGATAAAATGTTTTCGTTTGCTTGTGAAAATACAATAGTGTTTGACTTATCGGTTCCCTCATAGATTGTGTAGTAAAGTTGCAAATCACTTTTATTTAATCTCAACTTCGCACCACAATTATAAGTTGCATAAAGATTTTCAGTGTATGTTAAAAGGTTATCCCAAGAAACTTGTGTTTTTGTTGCATTTCCACTTTCATCTTGGATTGTTCTTTGAACGGAACTATTTGCAAAAACAAATTCAGGTATCTTTCTTTGAACCCAACTTTGCTCGACATTGTTAACGGTTCGCTTTGGATCGGTTATGTTTTGTTTGAATAATTGGTCTTTAATGTTTGTAACCAAATCACCACTCATTACCACTGTGTAACGAATTATTCTATTACCAACAATACACTTTCCTTCTTGCCCAGTTGCAATAATATATCTACCGCCAATTCGGTCATTTTGCCTTTGAATTTTATGTATTCGCCAAATGTTACAATACTCATTACCATTTGCATCTGTGTAATCAACTTCATTTGGTAAAGTTATATAGTTGCCGTTTTTTAACAAGTTCAAATTGGTTGTAGTTGCTCGGCAATAAACTTCACAACTTCCGCACCCATTTAGGTTGTAATTAAACTCTAATTCCGCACCTTCAATAATGCCTATAATTTCTCTTGTGGCACTTGATCGAATTTCAATATAAGGTATCCATTCCATAACATCCTCCTATTGCCACTTTTGTTTGTATCGAACTGTAAAATACAATCCGCTCGTGGTTGGGTTTCCGTTCTCATCTTTTGCGGATATAGTCAATTCATTGTAACCAGTATCTAATTGCAACCAATCATTACCGCTATAAACAACTTCATCAAACAACTCGCCATTCGCATTTATAACCGACTTCTCACCTTTATTAGTGTTTATTCTTATCCAGTCACCAGCATCCATTGTTAAATTAACACCAATAAATTCGTTATCATCCGTGCCAACTTTTGAAATTCGTGGGTTGCTTATTTTTTGCATTGCTATAATCTCAATAATCATTCCAACCGCATCATCACCATTATTGTAGAATACTTTGGTTGCATTACTATCTATCTCGCCAAATGGCACTCCGCTTTCAGGGAATGCAAGCCCACCATCTAAATTTTGTAATGCAGTTTCATCTTCAAATGGGAAGTAGTGCAGATTAATAACAGTTGATATATCTTCAATAATTGATTCTAAGTCTCTCCAATATGGTTCGCTACAATATAATTGAATTTGAATTGCTACTGCATTGCTTATTCGTGTATAAGGTGTAACAGTTACAATTCCCTCAATGGATATTTTTGTACCATCGGCTCTTGTTTCAACTAACTTTGCTTTTTGCTTAGACTTCGCAATGCTATTAATGTAATTTAAACTTTCTTTAATCGGTGTATGCAGATGATAAGTTAGAACAATAGTTCTTGGATTAACTCTCATATGATCCACTTGGTCGCCATCAAAATAAGGTGATGTGCTACTAGACATTTCTATGTCAACACCGTGCAAACTATCAATGCCCGTGATAGTCATATAGTCGTTATAAAGTGCATTCATTGTTAAGCCTTTATTATTAATAAATTCTAACTGTAACATCTTATACACCTCCTTGCATTGCCTTAATTAATTGCCAACTTGCATTACTATCGCTCATTGCTTTTTTCATTGCATATCTTGTAGTTGGCATATTAGCAAAAGTTTGATTATAAGTATTGTTTATAGTCATTCCGCCACCACTTGCCTTTAATTCATCGGCTACCATTTTAGCAATCTTTTTAAGACCTTGTGTATTTCTTTCAAGTGGAATAACGGCTTCTTTACCTGCTTCACCAATTCTTGCTATTGTATCTTTGTCAACAATGCCACCCTTTGCAAGTTCAGGTATTTTTGGAACACTAATGTTTCCTACCCAAGAAAATGGTTTTAGTTTCAATATTTCAATATTTCTTAATGTGTCTAATACTTTATTTATAGCATTGAATGGAACTGATACAACTTTATTAATTCCTCGAATAATTCCATTGACAATTTTTGTGAAAGCAGAAACAATACCCTCTTTAATTCCAGTAAAAATCTTTCCGCCAGTTGAAAATACTTTTTTTACTCCATCCCAAGCCTTTGTAAAAGTGTCATGAAAGAATGAACCGACTTTTGAGAAAATAGATTTTATACCTTCCCATGCATTTTTTGCCCCTTCTTTTAGGCTTTTCCAAATATCTGAGAAAAATTGTTTTGTTCCGCTCCATATACTCTTTATTTTTTTCCAAGCATCTGAGAAAAATTTAGTTATTGCTTCCCAAGTCTCTTTTGCAACGGATTTTATATTTTCCCACAAATTGATCCAAAACTCACGAAAGGCATCGCAATTCTTCCATAAATAAATAAATGCTGTTACTAGCCCTGCTATCGCTGTAATAACTAATCCAATAGGGTTCATCGACATTACTAAATTTAATCCTGCTTGTGCTGTCGTCATTGTCTTAATTGCATTAATAACAGCAGTTATTACTCCTACTACTTTCCAAGCCAAAAATGCTGATCCTATACCTACTATTCCTGCTATGATTAAATCTTTGTTGTCAAGTATCCATTGTAAACCCTCGACTATTTTCGGCATTATATCATTGACAAATTTATCAAATGCTTTATCAATCTTTTCGCCTAAAACTTCAATGTCTACACCCTCGACAAGTTCAAGCATTTTTTCAAGAATTTTGGTAAAGCCCTCACGAATTTTGGTTGTAACAGGCTCTATCTTGTCACCAAGTTGTGCAAGGCTTTGTTGGTATCTTTCATTGGCTGTTTGGGCATCAACCATATTTCTATTTTGCTCACGATAACTTTCGGATACCTCGCCCATACCTTTTGCAGACAGTAATTGAATGGCATAGTTTCTTCTTTGTTCATCGGTCATTCCTGCCGTTGCTAATTGAACTTCTTCAAGGTTATACCCTAATCGCTCCAAGCCTTCTGCAAAGTTACCTGTTAAATTAGCACCACCCGAACCTATCCACTCTTGAATACTATCACTAATACCCTCGGATTTTAGAGTGTCCTTGAACGATAAGGCAAGCCCCTCGATTTGTTTTGACATCGCATCAATATTACTTTCGTCAAAGCCTGCCATTAACATATTGTTCAAGGTTTCAGTTATGCTATCTTCATCGTTAAACACACCCATCATATCAGAGAATTTATCTCTGATATATTCGGTACTTACTCCAACATCATCTGCAACGGTTTCGAGTGTCGCCATATTTTGGCGGTATTCTCTTGTTGCATCTGCAAGCCCAAGAACACTTGATATTGCATTTTTAGTTGCTCCTACAAGGGCGGTAAGTCCATTAGCAATAAAGCCAGCGATTGCCCCTTTTGCAACCGTAAAACCATCACTAACTTTCTTAGTTGCATCTTCAAGTTCTCGTTCCTTTTTAGCAACATCTTGACTTTCTTTGCCCATATCATCAAGTGATTTAGTATATTTGTTAATATCACTCTCAACTTTTTTGATTACTGCACTTTGGTTTTTAATTTTTATTGCAAGTTCCTGTGCCTCACGGGACATTGCACCTTTTTCTTTTACTGCCTTTTCATAGTCATCGTTAAGGTCGGAAAGACGAGTTTTTTCTACAATTAATATTCTATTCAGTTGAGTTAGTTTCGCTTGTAACCCCTCAGTACTGTCCTGAAACTTCCCAAGCCCAGCAGTTGCATTTTTAAATTCCGCATTTGCATCACGAATTTCTCGTTTCATCAACTGAGCATTTTTTGACAAATCACTAACATCAAGATAGACCTTAGTAGTAATATCATTTTCAGTTCCAGCCATAAACTCACCTCCTCTCTTTAATACCAACCTCCATTCTTAATTGAAGTGGTTGCTGGTCTTGTGATTGTTTTCACATTATCGTTTGTATAAGTTTCTGATTGAGTTTTCTTTTGTCGCCTTTGCAATAAAACCCAATCAACATATAAAGCATAGAGTTCTTCCATTGTTGTTTGGTAATACAGAATAACTGGTGTTAATCCTAAATATGCTTTACATAAAGTATCAATCATTTCAAAAACAGTTTGGCTTGGCAACCAATCATTATCTATTTGAAAATCATCGTTGTCACCAAGCCCACCTAGTTTTTTAATGCATTTGCACCTATACTGTTATAATGTCTTGCTATTGCATAAATGACTTCCATTTTATCTCCAAAATCTGCAAGCCTTAATTCCTCGTCGGTAATTTCAGGGAATAGCATTTTAAAAAGACTATCAAACTCTGTCATTGCATCTTCGTTTGACATTCCTTTTTCTTGAATTTTGGTTAAAATGTCAGTCATTTTTGCTGTTACATAAGATGGCATTCTACGAATTGTATATGTATTTATAGGTTCTTCGCTTGAACAATCTTTGTAAATTTTTAATTCTGCAATCATTTTTTATTAACTCCTTTGTTTTGAATTTTTAATTATTAAGACTTTGCTACTAAGTTATCAGGTGTAGTTACTGTGTCAAAGAATGTAGCAACATTATAACCTGCTGTATCTTTTGGAACACACAAATCTACCGCACCATCACCATTTTTAGTAAATTTATGAACTGTTTGTACACAATCAATAGTAACTGATTGTCCAGCACTTTCAGTTCCGTTATCCTTTGTAGCACTTGTTGTTTCAGGTGTTTGAACTTTGCATTTATAAGCCCAAACATAATACTCTGAATTGTCGGTGTCACTCACAATATATCCAATTGCAATATATGGTGGTGTAGCACTCGATTTGTTTATTACTAATCCGCTACTTTCCTCTGAAAATTGACCTGTAACATCTGCAAGAACTCCATCATCAATAGCCAATGTTTCAAATGTTCTAGTAACAACACCTGCAGAAGTGGTAACAAAAATTGCTTGATCGTCAGCGAATACAGTTGCACTTGATTGTTCAAATGTTCTACCTATACTCTTAACCCTTGCGAATGGTTTAACTTCACCAGTAGTATAGTTTTCTTCTGTATCTGCCGTAACATGTGCATATACTAATCCTTTACAACCTCTATATTGATTATCTCTTAATCCTGCCATTATTAAATCCTCCTCTCTAATTTCCTAACTTCGATACATCTAGCCATATAATTATCATCACCGCTATCTATATCAAAGCCATTTCCATCTACTACATAATTTTTAGATTTTAGTAGACTTATAATTTTTTCAAATTCTGAATAAATTGTATTCCATTCAGTTGTGTAATAAATGATAGTGAAGTTATACTCAATCAAAACTGTTTCATTGTCACCGTTTAAATTATCACCGCTGTAATCATTCCAAACAGTTAGATAACTATCAGGTCTATTCTCAATAACAGTTCCTTGTTGACAAGCATATAAGCCTGTATCTTTTAGGTCTGCATATATATCAATCATTGCTTACCTCCCATAACTTCATCTATCACTTTTTTAAATTCGTTTAACTGAATTTCTTGTATAACCTTTTTATGTTTTCCCTCGCCCTTAACTGCCATTTTTAATTGAGTGTTTGGTTTCATTCCTTTAACAGTTCTTGTAACCTTATGCCCATTTTTATCGGTATAGGTTTGCCTACCGCCTTGTGTCCCATAAATAATGAATTGTGAAGCAAGTCCGCCATCACTAATTTTGAAACCCACTTTTGCAGATGCAAAATTACCATCCCAATCAACCGAATAATCTTTATCAAGTGATTTTTTAGTTTCGCCTTTTGCATAGTTCCAATTAATAGTTTTTCCGCTTGGTGCCTTTGCAGTAGGCATTGCCTTTTCAACTTCGGCAGTCATATACTTATCAGTTTTAATTAAAGCATTCTCGGTTGCTCGTTTAATTGCCTCACCGTCAGCCAACTCATCAAGCCTTTCAGACAATTCCTCCAAACCATCAAACTTTATAAGACCCTTTCTTGTTGACATTATGCACCTGCTCCTAAATACTTCAATTCACAAACAGCATAGTAGTGTCGCATTTCGACATCTTCAACATTAGTAATTTCGTATTGCTTTCCATAGATTATTAACCTATCAGTTGCTTCAAGTTGTTTACTAAATCGGCAAGTATAAGTGATTGTTTTGGTAATGATTTTCACACCACCAACCACAACCTCTCCACCACCTTTTTCTTTGAAGTATCCTTTGCGAACACAAACATTTCTAAATGTCTTTTTTTCTCTACCGTTTATGGTTTCATATACTGGTTTTTGGTGTAGTGCAGGGGTTGTCATTGATAAACTATTTTTTACTGGTTTATAATGCATTATTCTCCCCCCTTATAAGTCAAACTTAATTGAATAAGTCTTTTATGTGTGTAGTCTGTCATCGCTCCGTTATCACATAAATCAGTTACGATTTTGGCAATGATACCGACAGAATTAGAACCATTAATATATTCATCTGATATACCACAACCTCTCATAAGTTGTTTCGCTTCTTCGATCCAGCCCATAAGAAAATCGTTTTGTTCATCATCTGTATAGTTTGTCATTACCTTGACTTTTTCTAATAATTCTAACTCCGTCATATATCATCACTCCTTTATTTTAAGTTTCATATTGTGGCATTAAGCACTTGCGGTTAGGGTAACTGTAACAGTCTTACTACCAGTTGAAACATCACTAGTTGAAATAGTTAATGTTTGATTCTCTTTTGATGTATACCCATCAGCAGTTGCAGTATATGTGTAAGAATCTGCTTTCAAGTAATACTTACCATCACTTGCTGGTGAAATATTATTGCCGTTACTATCCTTTACAACTAATGTTGCAGTAGTTGGTGTAAGTGTGAATGTTACCGCACAACTATAAGCATCATTAAATGATTTTAAAGTAGTGGCAATAGTTTTACCGCCTGCAAAAGTCTTGTTGCTAAGGTGTTCCAATGCCTCTTTTAATTCTTTAACAATAGACATGTATTTGTCCTCCTATTACTTTTTATTAACTTTAATGAATGAACGATATGCACCTACATTACCACCAGCGAATACACTTGCTTTGTAACATACGATACCTTGTTTAAACTTGTAATCAGTTGACTTCATAACTTCTACTGGTGAGAAGATTGTCATATCATAACCCTTTGGTGTACCGAACAACATACAAGTAGTTCCAGTTGCAGTATTACTATCGCTTAATGCTGGTAGGTTGCTGTTAATGATATAAGGAATTCCATCAATAGTTTTTGCCTTATAATCAACATTATGGATTTTTAAACCATTAACTTCATCTCTCAAAGTTGCAAATGCTTTAAGGTCAAGTTTGTTAAGGATTAACACACCGCCACCCATAACTTCTTCATCTCCACCGAATGAGAATAGGATTTCATCAAGGGTAGTAGATGTAATTGCACTAGCCTCAACTTTATCATCTGCCTCTAATGCTTCAACACCACTTGCAGTAATACCCTTGAAAGTATTAGTGGTTCCAGCACCTGCAATAATTTGTTGTGACATTTTCTTTTTAAGTGCAATTTCAACACCCTTTGTTACTTCTGCCTCGTAATTTACTGCTGGTAATTTTAAAACTTCTTCTGATAGTTCTGCGTATGCAGTAATTTTTGCTTTACTGATAGTAGCATAACCGAATGTAGGTTCTGCGGTTGTGTAGTCTGCACCCTCGCTAGTTAGTCCACCAGTTCCATACTCCTTAACGAATGCTTTTTCGTAAGTTTCACCACCATCAAGGTTAACAACATTTACTGCATCAATTAAACTTGATACTGGTTGGAATGGATATGTTGCCAAGTCATCTGATTGATGTTTTGGTAATAAAATATTGCTTGATGCAACAGTTATGCTTCTCCCCTCTTTCAATGCTTTTGCTCTTTCTTCAATTTCTTTAACTTTTGCGGTTCTTTCTTCTGCTGTTTCAATACGAACTGCTTTTACTTCTTGATTTGCCATTTTCTTTCTCTCCTCTTCTTTTTTTAAATCTTCATTTTCTTCATTGATTGCATCTTCTTCTTTTTTTGTTTCAGCGATCTCACTTTCTACTGCTTCAATATCTTTCTTAATTTCTTCAATTTCGGCAGTAATCTTGTCAAGTTCGGTTGTGTCCATTTCGTCAGGATTAGCATCCTCTAATGCTCTTTGCTTTAATGCCATTCTAACTTTAAGGTCAACCAACTTTTTTTCTTGGTCTTTATTCATACCAAAATCCTCCTAATTTTAATTTTGCTATTGCTTTTCTTTTTGCGAATTCAAACTTGCGTTTTTCATCATCAGGTTTTGCCTCCTGATTTTTATCCAAGTCTTTTGGTTCATCACCATTAGGCTTGTCCTCAGCACCATCAACCTTGTCCTCCGACTTGGTAGGTTCTGCCTTTGGCTCTCCCTCTTGTTCCGCTTTTGCCTTGTTCTCCAACTTAGCATCTTCGGTAGATGAGTTCTCCAACTCATCAGGTTTTGCCTCTGCCATTGCCTTGCTTCGTGCATATAGGCTTGTACTATCGTAAGCAGGTATATCTACCACACTTACATCAAATAATTTGCCAATCCTTTTAATAATTCTTTTAATCGGATTGCTTCGGTTATCAACTTCTTCACTATCAACTGTAAATGCAAAACTCATCTTGTCTAAAAGTCCTGCCTTTACCATTTTGTAAAAGTCTTTATTAGATTGAGTATCTATCAACTCGGCTCTCATAAACACACCTTTTTCATCGGTTGTTAATTTAAGACTTCCGTTCCTAGTTCGTGCCATAATCGGTGAAGTGTCATTGTGATTATATTTCAAACAACAATCTCTCATATCCGCTTCATCAACTGCATGTGGATCAATGCTTTCAATCCAACCCCAATCTTCATCACCAATTAAAGTTTCTTGATTAAATGTTATTGGATAACCCTCTAACACCATCACATCTTGTTCTTCATCTCCATCGGCTCTTTTCTCAACTTTTAAAAACTCGCTAGGATTAACATTGACATATCTCAATTCTTTTTCTAGTTTAGTCTTTGCCATTCTTAACACCTCCTCTTGTTTCTACTTTTGGCTTTGGGTTTGCAAAATCTTTTGTTTTGACAAACTCAAATTCTAATTCACTATCCTTATATTGCAATTCATCAATTTTGTTTTTATTACAAAAATCTTTTATCTTTTCAGTTTTTAATTTCTGCTTTTCCAAAAATGAATTAATTGTTTCAGGTGTGATATTCGCATTAAGTGTTATCTTCATCGTTATCCTCCTTTGATTGTTCAACTTGTTTACTTCCAGCATTAGTTAATTGATATGTATTAGCAATTTCAGTATCTACAAAGTTAAGCGATTGAACTCTTCGGTTTCCTCCATCAATAGGCGGATAGCCAAACAATTCAAGTGCTTGGTTAATTGTTATTGCTCCCATATCTCGCAAGTATATCGCTTGGTCTAACTTCTCTTGGTTCGTCATTGTTTCCATTCGGTTGTAATAGAACTGAATTTTATTTCCACCATTTATTTGTTGCTTTGAAAACAATACTTTTGTAAATGCTTGATTAAACGATACAATTAATGGTTCTAATGTAGTTTCCAAAAATGCTCTCTTTTGCTCTGCCGTTGCTGTACCATCTAAGATCACTTGTGATACTCCATAGTTTCTTAAAATCTTTTTATCTATAAAGTCCAAAGTATCTTTGTCAACCAATTTAACATCTCTTGTAATCGGTACATATTCGGTTTTCATATCAAGCCCTAATATTCCAGACTTGTTTTCTTCAAGTTGCCTATTAAATTCGGAAAGTGATGTTTCAATCGTTTTGTCAGACAACATTGTATTATATTTCACAATACCATTTACTTTTGAACTTGAATTGACACCATTCTCAACACTTTCTAATAAACTATGATTAATTTTCAATGTTGTTAGTAATGCCTCGTTATCAGGTCTGCCATATTTATCACCACCAACAAACTCATTCATTCCATAATTTAATCTAATGTGTATAATATCTTCATAAGGTAATTCAAGCATCTTCCCCTCTGCAAACTCAAACCTAATTCTTAATATGTCTCCAATTTCGTTTTCTAAATATGTAACTGCTCTTGGGTGTAAAGGATAATATGCTGTATATTTTCTATATAAACGATTGGTATTATCTTCGTTCTCTAAACCATTATAGACAGGGTATATATAACAATTGAACTCGGTAAATAGTTTCCAAATACACATTTCTTCAAAATCACTTAATGTCATTGTAGGGTTGATATAATTAAATGATTTTTGAATTGGACTATTCGCAACATATTCAATACAACCATTCCTCTCTCTTATATGTTTTGGAACTATCTTTTTAAATTCCTTTGCTATTGCAGAAATTGATTGTTGTACCGTGTCACTTTGACTTACACTTGTTACATTGCTTGAATAATATGGCATTACGCCAGTTTGTGTATATGCTAATTTAAATCCATCATTCTTTGGTTTGCTTGGACTTAATAGTTCTTTAAATCGTTTCCATAAGCCTTTCTTTTCTGCCACATTATCACCTCCTATCTATCATATTCTTAAACTCTGTTCTATATCTTCTTAGCATTTCAAAAAGAATAATTGTTGCCACCGCTCCATCGATTCTCTTTGTTGCTAAGTTATTTATCTTAACTGCTATTACTTGTCCTAACCTATCCATTTCCATAGAACAATTTAAAAAGTTCCATTTTAATATTGGGTTGTTATTATAATTAATGTTCTTGGCTTTTAATTCAGCCTCAACCAGTTTCATCGGATTACTTAATGTAATTTTGTTCTGCCATACAATCTCGCAAGTATCAGGATAATAGTATTCTTCCATTCGTTTTATAAAGTCCTTACAAAACCTTTGGTCATATCCTGCTTTGAATAACTTAATATCATATTTGGTATAAAGTGAATACAGCCAATCTGCAATTTTAGTTAAGTCATTCTCAGCACCTGCACTTGGTATGATTAAACCTTGTTTCAACCACTCTACATAATCCGCTCCACTTTCATCATCTTGTTTGCTATGTATCTTGTTTTCAGGTAAAAAGTATTTAGTATAAACATATTTCTTGTCATCGTTTGGTTTCATTAACAATATCGAACATGCTGTTAAGTCGGTTGTTTCTGACATATCAATTCCAGCCAAACAATAACTTCCTCTAAATTCTTCAAGGTCAAATGTCTCTTCATTCTCAACATCTTCAAGCATTAACCAAGCCTCTGCACCACCTTTTTGCGGTATGTTAAAATCTTTACAAAGAGTAAATACTCTTTCGGATTTATCTCTCTTAGACTTGTTTAATCTTTCTCGCAAGTACTCCCATTTCTTGATTCCGTATATCAAGGTAGGATTTGACTTTTGCCAAGATTGTTCATCTTCCCAAATTTCTTGCTCGCTATCTTGTGTATATAGCCAAATTAAAACCGTATCATCTTCAATCTCGCCATTAAGAACTGCCCTTGCATATTTCAACTCATCATCTAATGCACCATCACTTACAAATCCCTCGGTGCTTATGATTATCCGCTTTGGATTGTCCTTTAATGATTGTGATTGGTCTATTGAGTTAATAATGGTTTTGTCTTTCATTTCGTGTACTTCATCAATGATAGCAAAATCAATATTTCTACCCTCTTTATTTCTGGTCTTATCACTTAATTTGAATATCTTACTGCCATTCTTTTTATTGAGCATAAATGATAAGTTTTTATGAGTTCGCTTATTTCTTGGATCGAACATCGCTCTCATTGTGTTTATTCCATCAAATAGAATATTTGCTTGCATATCATCATTTGAACTGCACACAATATCACTACCAGCATTACCAAGTATAAATTCTGCAAGTGCTAAGAAATCAGATGTTTCAGATTTGGTATTCTTTCGACCAATTAAAAGTAAAACCTTTTTAAATCTTTCTAGTCCTGTATCCGCTCTTTTAAAACTATACAAAACCTCTATAAATGCTTTCTGCCACAACATCAATTTGACTGGCTTTCCATAGAATGGACTTTTTGTTAATTTGCAAAACCTTTCTATGAACTCAATACATCTATTGGCTTTTCTTGTATCATATATGTACTTTGGATTATCTAAATCTGACACATACATTTCTAAGGCTTGCATCAACTCTTGCCCAACAACAATGTATTCCCACTTACTATTTATTTTTATCTTGTGAGTTTTTACAGCCTCATAATATTCTTCTAAATAGGTTTTATTCTTCATCATACCCACTTATCCATTTGTCAAATTCATCATCTTCATCTGATACATTCTTTTTGAATAAAACAACCAGTGACCTTTGAATGTTTATTTTTTGTTGCTGGGCTTCTTTCAATAAATCGTGAGCAGGAAGTTTTCTTTGTCGCAATGGATTTTTTGGGTCTACCTCGTAAGTTTTATATTTTTGCAAGTCATTAACTTGTTTATCCCAATATTCAATGTCCTTTATATAACTTTTTGCTATTGGTTGTATCTCACTTGGTAATTTTTCTATTGCTTCAAGTGTCTTGTCATATTCCGACATCGTTTTACCTCCTTTTTCGCAATTTATGGACTTCTAGCCCAGTTTCCAAAACTTTTGGCGATTTTGAAAAAATTTTTTCAAAATTTTGGTTTGTGTGCCAAATGGGTACCCGTCCACAGTACCCAAG